CAGTTTTCCAGTAATTTTCCCCGGATTTCGCTTTCGTGACAATAAATGTTTTCTCCACATAGAAAGAAGTGGATTCAAGATAAACTTTACAAGTGTATGACGCCGTGTCCGCGTTCATGGCTGTACATGTTATCTCGTCATTACCATTTAATTGAAATGCTCCGCCAACACTTGTTAAACTAACGACATAGAATTGCCCCGTCGTTGCCCCGGAATGAACTGCCGCTAATTTAGAAGTCCCCTTGTTGGCAGTTATCTTCGTTTTCGCCTTCGCCAATTCTCCCGGTAACGGATTCCCGTTGGCATCGCAAGCCACCGTGTGAGCCTCGTTGGTTAGCAGGATCGTGTAAGCGTCTTTCCCCGCCGCTCCCGTGCTTCCCATCTTACCCACGGAGTAAATTGTCGAACTTGTTCCATTCGTGTAACTGATTACCGTTTTCGTCCAAAGGAAAGAACCTGCCGAAACCGGGGGAATGGTGTTACTCCACGTCCCAGTCGGTGCGGTCGTGCCGGAAGTTGAGGCTTGGTACGTCACCACCGTGCCGCTTACCCCGTTCCCGGCGTTCCCGTTAGTACCATTCGTTCCCATCCTTGCCACGGAATACATCGTGCTTTTAGAGTTATCCGTGTACGTTATCTCGGTCTTGCTCCACAAGTAAGAACCAGCCGCCACGGGTGGAATACTTGCTAACCATGTTCCCGTGGGTGCCGTCGTGCCGGAGGTAGAGTCTTGATAGGTTACCACTGTACTTTTTACCCCCTTGCCCGCCACTCCGGGCTGCCCTATTGCACCATCCGCTAACTTGGCAAGCGTGAAATTATCCGACAATTTCTCGTCACCGTTACATACACACCGGAATGTTCTCGTGTAAACACCGGGAGGAAACAACGTGGTGTTACCCGGTGCAACCGAATAAGTCGAGGAGGTCGCCCCGCTTATGTTCGTCCAAGTGCTGCCATTTAAAAATTGCCACTGGTACGACGTCGGCGTGAAATTCCTCGGGAGTGCCATTAAAAGGATGCTTGCCGGGGTTGGGGTACCCGTGTAAGCCGCCTCGTATTTAAACACTTGAGAGGGTGCGGTTATGTCTACTGTTTTGGCTATGGCGTCTTGAATTTTTTCCTCCAACCCCTCAATAACATCAGAGAACTCCCCGTTTTTCGTGAATATTCCCACCCGGTTACTCCCGTTCGGGTCTTTACCCACTCTAATAGCCCATTTTCCCGAGAGCGTGTAACTATCCACCCCGGCGTACATCGTCATCCCAGCATCCTCCGACATCGAGGAAATAACAAGGATCCAAGAGAGATTCGGGTCCGTCCTGTGTCCGAATTGCGCCAGTTCATCCCCCACCTCCGGCACGTCAACACCGTCCCGGTCTGTCTTCGACAAATCAATATAATTCTCCCCAGTATTTGTTACAAGGTTCCAGTAATATTTTTTCTTGCCATCCCCGTACTTGTCACAACGCATCTGCGCCCCGATCGTGCAAGTGTTAACCTGTCCCTCGGATGTATCCATGTAGCAACGCCAGTAATCGCCATATTCCTCCACCTTGTTGACCTTCATTCCTGATGGAGAATACACGTCTTGCCCTCCACGCCAAAATACCTGTGCGATGGCGAGAGCCATCACCTCCATGTAATTCCGAACAGTCAACTTCCCGGTAGTGAAATCTTCCGTCCCAACCATGCCCGTGCCAGCACCAAGAAGACCGGGAATAAAATCAGCCGTCTTAAAACTCTCCCGCAAAACTAACTTCTGAAATTCCACATCATCGAAAGTACGAAGTGCCTGATCCAAATAATCAGAAAACAGAGTTCGAAGAATCTCTACGATATCCACAAGATCCCCTCCTACACGCTTGGCCGTATTTGCCATCATGCGTTGTTCGTCCCGGATCCCAATCGCTTTGTCAAGAGCACCAAGTATATATTGTCGTAATTCCTCTAGTGTCATTTAATTAAAAGTTTGGTCAAAATGAATTGAAAATATCCTATTAGCTAAAACATTACCAATCATACCCGGGATATTATAGGATTCAGAATCAACAAACTGGATGTTAAGCTGAATACTATCAGGAGCAACACTTTGTAATAATTTCTGTTCTACTTTTTGGGCAGAAACCAAAACCTTGAAAACATCAGCATTCATCGTGAGTAACTGTACATCATCAGAAGAGAGTAAATCATTTATAAAATTTATTTCTTCAGGAGTTTTATAACCAGTATGTACCTTTATCACTTTCGTGGCTTTCACTTTTTTCGTACTCGATGAAAAATCGTGGATATCTTCATCGTATCCAGTATATTGAGCGTTAGTGTTATCATATTTGCTTTCAAGAGTTGGAGTTCCGGTTATCTCTATTCTTTCATAAGCACCATACGAATTCTTAAACTGTACCAAGTATCGATCATCAGCATCAACTGCCGGGATTAAAACAACTCGACACGCACAAATATCATCAACGAATATTTTAAAATAGTTTGAAAAAGTTCCGGCTTCAAGGAATTGTTTTCGAATTACAGGCAGGTTTAACGCGTAAGGTTTTCGGGGTGTTCCTATCGGCAAAGTTATCGCGTTCCCGGAACTATCTTCAACACGGATGATTCCATCCGGATGTATGAAATACAAGGGATAGATTTCACTTTCTCTCATAGAAATCAAATCCGATTGTGTCCGAGTGGTCAAAAAGAAATTGCCATTACGATTCAATATTTTGAACGTTTCTAAAATATTTACATCTACAAATTTTCTCAACTCGCTTTTAGAAGCCCCTCCGGTAAAACATTCTCCGGAGAGTGTTACCGTCGTTCCGCTTTGTCCTCTCACGGTAACATTATAATCCGTGGTCATTTCCGGGAGTGCTACTAACAAATCTGCAGACTCTACAATTCGAGAAGTTAAAAGCATTTTCAATACTTCATCTATACGAAATTCAATATTACCATTCGTATCTGGGATACCCGATGTAGAAAAAATTTCCTTGTTGTCATGTTTGACACACACCTGAACATATTTCTCCCCGGAAGCGGTCACTTTAACCAATATCGGGTTTCCAGTCATAGCCATACCGGGCGGTAAAATTTCTGCTGTCATAATAAATATAATTTTACTTCAACGACCTGTGTATCATGTGTAAAATAGCTTTTAGAACAATTTTGCTCTAAAAAAAATTTCCGTTCCGGGGTAGGAGCCAATAAAAAGCGATAAAATGCTTCCTCTGAAGCTGTAGGAAATTGTTCTTTATATCGCTCGAACAATAATCCCACATTATTGATAGTTGGTGCCGTAAGGATCGTTGCCATATCGTATTATTTTATCTCGAAAATACGACGTGACAACAAGGAGAGAAAGGACAAACTAATCTTGGTACTCTCGAAGAGTCTTGAACACGGCTTCTGTTATTTCAAATTTATCAATCCCGATTTTACACTTTATCCGTTCTATAAGAACAGGTTGATTGAATAACAACTTAGGTGTACATATATTCAGCATCTGCAATTGACTCAGTGTTAGGTTCAAGTTACAATATATCGTTTGATTGGAACTCTGAATCATCATATCATATTTTCTCCAGAATCTCTCATATAAACCATCCTCCCCGGCAATCCTCAAACTCCAATTTCCCCATATTTCACCCGGATAATCATACTTAACGGTTGTTCCCATGCTGATCAATGTACCGGAATTTTTCTCTTTCTGTAACTCCGGAACCTTAAAACAGAACATCATTTTTATATCCGCGGTTGTTTTGCTATTATCGATGTCGTCACCCTCTTTCACTAAACTCGAGTTCAAGAGGATTATCTCGGGAACCGTTGGCACATAGAAAAAATTATAAACATCGTTACCGTCACTTTTTGTCATTTTAATTCTATTCCGAAACATGGGTAGTTGTTCGTCATCAGACGCGTATTCTACCATCATTTTATTTTTCGATGAATAGTAATTGAAATAGGGAGAAAATCGTTGTAAGCTTGCCGCGATATGACCTTCCGCATAATATCTCCTGTAAATAGTATTTTCCGGGGCTACATAATACAATTTCCCGTTCGTTTGAATCCCGTAATCATTCTTCAATAAAGTTATCTCCCCGTACTTCGCCACTAGATCAGACAATAACTCGCACGGAGGTGCTGCCGATGTAATGGATGTCTTTGCCGAAATCTTGAGTTGTTCGTTATCGTGCCACTCGATTCTAGGCAATTCTGCCGCAAATCGTGTAAGATCCACGTCAGGCTCCCGAGAGATGTTGTCATCGATCAAGGTTACCGATATCGTTTTCTTTGTATCATCACAAATAAATACCAGACCGAATTTTTTCTGAAGGGCTAAAATAAAATCACTGACATTACAAGTTGGCAGGAGTTGCGTGTAATCAAGCACTCCACCAACAATCGCATCCGCCACGTTATTCACTAATACAAGTTGTTTGAACGACACATCAGACTCGAACACGGACTCCCCAACGGAATATCCAAAATATTCAATTATTTTCTTTATCACAAATGATACTTTCAAGAATGGAGTTATCCCGAAACCAAACGGGACATCAACCATCGTGCCATCTATTTCAATCTGGGAAGTGCTTTGGTCCCAAAGAGAGACAGCTTTCGTGTCCGGATCTATTCTTATCTTATTCAACCATATTCCGGAAGTGTACTTTTTCCCGTCAAACCCTGCAACTACCGGGAATAAATGAAAATCATCCACACGACGGTTAAACATCACGTCGCTACAAAGATTAAATAATTCCCGAACCGTTCCCGTGCGGGTTCCGCCATAGTTCACCGCCCCCATCTGCACGTCTTTTATTTTCTCGTAAAAAATAGCCTCGTCCATGTAAAATGTTGTCACGATTTTATCTTTCTCGTTTGCTTTCAATACTGCCTGTGTCGCTCTCTTTTGAAATGTTCCGGCACGAAGAAGAACGTTTCTTTTTATCAGGTACTTTTTCGCCCGGTCAAAACGTTGTGGATAATCCAACAGTTTTAGATTGCGGGTGGTGTAAGGTAATGTTCCCGGAGCTGTTTGTGAACCAACCTCTGACAACATTGGATTTATAAACTCGAAATCAAAAGAATAATCTGCAGGAACATCAAAATGCTCCCCTTGTTCCGTAATTATCTCCATGTTATGATTTTTTTATCGTTCCAATTGCTCGAGCATCATCTCTCAATTTTCTTTGCGCATCAAATTCGTCCAACCCAACATAAGCCTTAATCCCGTACTCTTGAAGATACGCTAGTATCGCACTCAATTTATTAAAGATTTCGAATAAACGAGGATCATCGGCGTCGGAAGAAGGGACTACATTATCAACAGCATCATAATTTCCGGTAGCTCTTTGTTTTACAACACCCGCACGAACATCGTTGATCGCCGATACTATATACGGGTAATTCACGTGTTTCTTTAGCAATTGAAGATCCGGACTGGACACGATCAATTCTTCCCCTTGTTCCGCCACTAGAGTTGGCTTCCGAACGATGCCCGTCGTCGGCTCTCCCACGTACTCAACATCACGATAAAGTCTACCGTCTTCTTCACCAATAACATCATATTTTCCTATGGCACGCTGGTTCACAACAAGCTTTCCCGTATCAGATTTACCTTGCAAATCACTATTTGCATTCTTTGAAGATGGTTTCTTTATAACACCTTTCACTGCTGCAAATGCTGCATTTATCAAAGCAATTTCGGCCGCAGCTTTTGCGGCACCCACCAAACCCAACGTTTTTATATTTCTAATCGTTGTTTCTGCGATTGCCAATGTTACCATTTGTCGTAAAGAATCAAGCGTCAATAATAACATTTCACCCAAAGCATCTGCAATCGAGTTTTCCGTACCTGTTAAAAATTCTCCTAAAATTGTTCCAATCTTTTCGCCAAAATTCAAGAATATCTGTGCCCGTTTTTGCAATCTCTCCTTTTCTTTTTTCTCTGCATCCTCTTCTTCTTTCTCTCTATCTGCTATTTGTTTCTGCAAGCTTTTCTCCTTCAATTTAGCAATTTGTTCCTCCGTCCACCCGTTAATCATCAATCTCTCGGCAAGAAATTCACGCTCCAAGTCTAATAAACGTTGTTGATACTCTGCTTGCGATATCTCTCTATTGGCGTATTGCTCCATGATTAAAATCCTCTCCCGATCATAGGCTTGTTCCATCTCCCGAAGTTCTTCTGCAGCCCGATTGGAACGTTGCTCGGTAGTTTTTTTATCAATCTCGGCTTGCATTTCCTCCCGTTGAACCTGTAGCCGTTGTGCGTATTCCGCTTCTGTAATTAGACCTTGTTCTTTACTTTCAACAAGTAATTTTTCTCGTTCTTCATATTTTTTCCGAATGTCATCTATCTCTTTTTCTGACTTAGAGAACGCATCAACACGAAGTTTTTCTGTTAATTCCTTAGATTTTTTCTCTTCTTCCTGCAGCATCTTCAATTTAGCAGCCAAAATAGCAGCATTAATTTCATCCCGCTTTTTCTTCTCTAGTCCATGAATTTCGAGTTTACGATTCAATGCCTCAAGCTCAAGTTCCTCCATTTTTTTATTGAAGTTCTTTTCGTCAATCTCTTTATCCAAACGAGATTGAATCAAACTGGCTTTCTCGGAGGCAATGGCTCGATCGACAGCCTCAATCTTCTTATTTAAAAGATCAGTTATGCGTTGCTTTTCTTCATTTGCAAACTCATTTCGGACTGTATTCAATTGTTCTGTCAACTCACGAGAATGATCGTGATATGTTTTTTCCGCACGCGACATAGCAACTTGCAATTCAGCAAGCCTCTGGTTTTTTTCTGCCGCATTATCAGCTCTATCAGCTTCTGCTTTTTCTATCCGGTATCGCTCTTGAGCGTTTGCATATTCTTGACTAGCCATATCCTGCTCCAACTTAATCGCTTCCTCAATCTTCGCAAGTCGCTGTTCTGAAGTAAACAGATCCTTCCTCTTTGCCTCTGTTCTAAGTTTAGAAATTTTCACTTCAGCTGCAGCATTCTCCACGAGAGTTTCACGTTCTTTTTTTACAAGAGCCTGTTTCGATTTCTCCAACGCAATAGCTTCCCGTTCATAATCATTTATCTCTTTAAAATATTTACCCACGATAGGGAGTTTTTCCGATACAGTCCTTACAAATTCAAGAATAGCTGCAATAAAATCAAGAAGACCAATCACAACTTTTTGTACAACATTTAAAATTGCATCCATTGCCGCACCTAGTGGCGCCATGATCGCATTTAATTTATTCGTGGCCTCCTCGCTCGTGCTGATAGCCTTATAAAGAGCCATGAAAATCGCTACAACAGCCGCAATGACCGCAATTATCGGATTCGCAAGTAAAGTAAGAAATGCCTTATGGATTCCCATCACGCCCTTGGTAACGGCGCCTGCCGGACCGGGAATATTTTGCAACTGGGTTGAAAGTGATTGTCCAGAACTACGTAATTCCCCCATACGTCCTCTTACTGTCTCAAGTTGTTTCTGCAGATCGGCATATCCTTTAGGATCGGCAGCCTGAACCGTTCGATCCAATTGTGCTTGTAACTCCTTCGCTTCTTTTCGGAGTTGAAGCATCGTTTTCTCGTTCAAGGATAAGGATTTCTCATGCTCCTCGATCTTTTTCTTATTCTCATTAATGGCAGTAGTATTAGCTTTTATCGTGGCTTCAAGCTGTTTATATTCCTCTGAATTTTTCTCTCCTTGTGCCTTGAGTTCCGCCATACGGATTTTAGCAGCCTTCGTGGAAGAAGCCAGTTTCATGTTCTCATCATTCAACTTTTGAATATTGGCAGCCGCTCCTGATACTCCGATATTTATCTGCAAGTTAATATTATCGTCCTTCAATCCCATGTTACTTGTTGTTTAGCTGATCCATAGATTCTTTTATCATGTTTATTGCTTGCTCGTTGAATGCTTCCCGGTAAGCAAGTCTCAAACGCAAATGGGTGTCATTATAAACCCGACCGAACACGATCCGATTGTAAAGATGTAAACCTTTTTTCCGGGTTGCCACCCAAGGCATATCGATAAAACGCAGGTATTTCACGTACCGCATGGTGAGCCGGGTTCCTTCACCCAGTTGGGTTACAGAAAAATGTCCCCGCAAACTTTTACGTAATTCCCCGGAGTCATCATTCAACCCCCAATCATCTGCGGCTTCCATCTGCAACCCCTTGATTACCTCGGCTTCCTCCGCAAGAATTTTATCGACAAATTTCGGTTTTACATACTTCTTTATTCCCATTTTTTATACATTTTAAGCTAATGTATTTCCAAGAAAACGGGATAGAAAGGACAAAAAAGCCCGCCATAAAAATGGCGGGTTTCCCTCTAAAGTTGTAAAAGTTTCAGAGATGCCCTATAACAAGAGCTATTTTATATTTTCCACAGCGGTTCATCTTCCCAATCTGTTGGGAAACCCATTGCCGCAATATCAACTGTCGAATATTTTTCCATTAATGCACTCAATTTACTCTTTAATCCTGTATAATTAGGAGAAACAGAAAAAAGCAAATAACGCAGAATACAAATCCGATAATATACTTTTTGAGGATTAACCTTCGAAATATCTCTCAACCATGGATATATCGGTACAGGAGGTGCAGATGGTGTAATAGCGATATCACGATTCCATAAACGACTATGATGCCCACACATATTTCGAAGATTCCCAATTGAAATAAGCCATGACTTCAAGGTATCCCCATTAAGTCCAAACTTCTGGGCTATACGTTTTCTTAAAGTCATACTTTTAATATTATAATACAAATTACACAAAGTTCCTAATGGAATAATCTCTGCGATCATCCATGCCGGGGGAAAAGGATTCGAATATTTATATTTAAAATGAACTATAAAATCTTCTTTGGAATTGGATAATTCTGTTTTTATCAATTCTAGTGTAGTATCAAACCTTACCGGATTAAAAAAGTTTGACTTATTAGTCATCCAAAAAATATCTCTAAAAAAGTTACACCCTTCGTTCACGATACAACTCCTAACAGCAATCTCAATTTTTTCTATCTCATTAAAAAGTAACAATCGCAACTTACGATCAAAACGATACATATCAAGAACCTTTTTAAAAGTTGCTCCCGGCTTATAGATATGCTCTTCTTTAGGAACCTTTAGCAAGGGATAGAAATATGCGCTTAATCGGAAATAACCAATATTCGTCAAATAACTAATTGCCTTTTTCTCATCTTCAATGTTAAGCCCTCGGCTTTTCAATAAGGCGACATGATCTTCGGGAGTACAATATGGCTTTTTATATTTCTCTGACATACACGCTATAATAAAAAAACGACCTGCCAATTTAGGCATTGTTTCACAACAACTAGGCCCGGCAGGTTCTACATCACAAATGTAGTACAATTTTACTTACTATCAAAATGTTTGCAGAAAAATAATCCAATCACGAAATTCAATTTGACAATTTTTTTATCATTTCAAGTAAAGCTAAACGCCTCGACAGTGTCAGATTATCAATCAATCCCAATTCTTTCAAGGTAGTAAGCAGATACGGCATATTATCCCGGATATCTTTCCGGGGTACCCCGTCGCAGAGATTAAAAAGCATTGCAGCTAACCCGGCAGGTATCGCGGCATTGGCAGAAGCAAATATACAGCAAACGTCTTGGATATGACACACGTAGAAATACAACATAGAATTACAAGCAATCCGGTTCTCCGGCACTTGAAATGCCACGGGCATTGCAGGTAAAGATTCTCCCAGCTCCACAAAATAATTATAGCGATCCGCCCATTCCGGCAGCAACAAGAAAGTCTCTTTCAAAGCGTCAATTTTCTCTTTCATATTACAGCCTGTTTACGAATAAATGAAGCCGCCCAACCGCCATGGCCGAAAAACAATGACGGATCCAATGGCATGACTTGTACTGGCGACGTGGCAAACTCCAACACGCCACAATTTTTACTCTCTTCCTGCATATCCGTCAGGATCAACTGCATTAATTCGAGTCCCCGCTGCATTTTCATTGCCTCGTTCAACATATCGTTGTTTGCCTCGTTCAACTCGCTGGCTACCGAAACGGATAAACCAACCTCGTTGCGTGTTACCCCGTTTGCCGTCAGTACTTTTATATCTCCATACTCGATAAAAAGCATGAAGTTCCGGGAATTCTTTACCCGGTCCGATACCAGCTTGTTGTTCACAGAAACCACAAATGAATCGAAGTCGGGGAGGGCCTGTACTTCCGAAACGTTTAATATATCCGCTTTTACTTCCTCGTACCCGGCAAAACGGGCATTTTGAGGCTGTTTTAACATTTCTTTCCGTACCCGAATCGGGATGAAGCGAGCGAAATAAATAATCAAATCTTGAATTATCGTTGTACTTATCATGACAGTTGTTCAATTACAGCGTAAGATAATTTTGTAGCCTTGGCAATATCATCCAGTGTTGCCCCTCCACCTCGGGCATCCGAGATCATTTTTTTCAACGCCTTCACCTGCATATCGAAATAATCAACAACCGATACCCGCTCCATTTCGGCGGTCGTACCGAAACCGACAAGCGAAAGGGACATGATCGTTTCAGTCATACCAAGGTTGATTTTTTCATTTTGCTCCCCGGTACCGGAAAACAACACCCGGTAAATAGCGTGTTCGGTAAAGTATCGCACGATCCCGGTAAACCATATCATCACGGCATAACGAACCGGGTAAGATACTCTCTCGAAATGCTTGTAGTGTCGTGATGAAATATTGCGGCTATGCAGCGAGTACCGGGGATAAAGAATCGCGCACAACGCATTCAAGCATTCTTCCGAATGACTTTCCGCGAATGCTTTCACGATATCGAAGGCATCCGAGAACTCCCGTGCCGTGATATTCGTCCGGATAATAATCCCCACGTCAAACTGTTTTCCGGCATATCTACGTAATCGAGGACGGATCCAAGGAATCGGGTTACGATTGAAACAATTATTTACTTCCCAACCGTCACGCCCTTCTCGCAACGGGAATTTAATTTGTTCCGAGAGTATAACCAAGTTCGAATTAATTATCTCCCGCCGCTCGGCAATTGCCGACAAGTCGGGGAAATGGATACGTCGCCATTCCCCGAGCAATGTCAGCATCGCACGAAATCTAAAACGGCCAAATAAAAACAGAAGAAAATATTTTACGGATACACAACATAACTTTAGCCGGAACTTCAATACCTGCCATCTTTGTATTCTGGCATCTGCCCCCGGTTTGTACCCCGTGTATAACAGTAACAAGGCCAACCTGAACTCGTTAATCTTTATTTGCCGCCCAAGCAACTCGAGTAATTTCACGATAGTAAGAATAAATTGCCTCGTGCTTAAATCCTCCCACGCTGAAGGCAAAACAATCTTTTTGTGTTTCCCTTGTATCTCTATCATACCACCATAAATTTATCATCCCCGGTAACAGGGAACGGGTTATCATGCACATTACTTTGTGATTTCCTGCCAATCGAGATCGCCAAATCCAAATCATTCCAGTACCGGACCGCTTGCTCCTCGAATTGCCGGGACACGGATTCCCGGATATGTGTTTCAGCTTTATCCTTGTTGGTTTTACTCTGCTCGTTATCAATATCTTTCCGGACACTCTCCGGAAGATCGGCATAAGCGAGGCGTTTACAGGCCAACGCCATGACAGAGTACACTACCGCCCGGGAAACCTTATCTCGCAATCTTTCATTCACGACCTCTCCAAACCGAGGTTCCACGCTATCCATCCACACTTCACGGATAATCCATCGTACCCGGATCATGAAATAAAGATTGTTGATTCCCAACCATCGATTGAAATCTTGCACCGATATCGGCAACTCGTCCAGTTCCTGCTTTTGCCCCGAATCAGTCCACTCTTTAAAATTTTCCGGATCACGATTCAACACATCGATCAATTTACCCATCCAGAACCAAGCCGTGTTGATCAGGTTATTCGCCAGTTCGTCTTGTTGATACTTGTAAATGGTGGTTTCATCATTATTTTTCTTCGTGGTGATCCCGTCGTTGCCGATCCGAACGATCAAATAAATTAATTGCTCGTAGAGAGCCCAATGCAACAAGGAGCGTTGCAAAAATTCTAAAGCCTCGACATCCGGATCCGGGTATGCCTGCACGACTTTCGAGTAGGTTTGTTCCCCGATAGTGTTAGCCACCAAGTGAGCAGCTTTCAGTAAGCCACTCTCGATATTATCAAACTCCAGTGTCGTGTTTATACCCGACATTCGGGATTTTGCTTCATCAGCAAAATTATCTCTTGAAAATGGTATTTGTATCATAGTCCTGACTTTTATTTACCTACCACATTTTCCTGACGGTCTGCAGGAGTTGTTTCTTGCTGCTTGCTCGGTATATCAATCCGGAACCCGAGTCGAATATTCTCTTTCACGGCATACGGGAAATTATACCGGATTGCCCTGTTGATATCTTGTGTCACGTAAAATTCCGCTATCACCAAGGCATTCGCGTAGATCAGATAGTTATAATAAACATCGGAACCGGACTTCGATAGAACCCCGTCATTTTCCACGTTCGTGATCGAGGCATTAATACCTTTGCCAGCAAGGATCACCTGATCCGCTCGCTTGTCGTAACTAATCACCGCTTCCATGTACTCTTTAAACGAGCCGGGAAAATCCTTGAACTCCCACCCGTCTTCTCCCCATTTAGTCGATGCCCATAGTTTCCCTTGGTTTTCCCCTTCACCGGAAAGAAATTTCGTGATCTGCCGGAGTTGGTAATTAATCAATTGCTCCATCATCCCCTCGTGGAACTCCACCGGATTCCCGCTTTCATCTGTCAACTTCACGCCTTTGTAGTAAGTCGAGCGAGCAGTCCCGTTTATCATGTTATCTCGACAAATGTTTTCAAGAACGCCTTTCTCGTGTTGGTACCAAGAACCGGGAATAATAACATGCACATGAGCGTTCAACGCGTTACGCAGGTATGAATTTATATACCGGGGAGTAAGGTTCGATCCCTTGATCCACTCTTGGAGTCCTTTAAACCATCGGCAAAAGGGATAGATTGATTTCCCAAACGTTTTATCTTTCACCCAACTAATCGCGGTAGGGTAGACGAAAGGATTCGCCGGATCGAAACGATGGTATATCTCGAACTCTGAAGCCGGAGCCATCCAGTCCCCGAGAATCACGTATTGACAGTCGGCATCACTTAACTGCCGATTGACGGGAATCTGTTTATTTGTCGCGAATCTCGCACGATCGCTACATTGATACGAAAGTGCTCGCACGGGTATCGAACCCGATACCCGACGAGACACGTTGAAATGATATTGAGTGATGCAGCAATTGGTGTGATAAAAATCTTCAATCAGGTTTATCAGGTAGTCCCAGAAATGCCCGTACCCGTTAGCCTCCCACGATTCGAGCCAAGACATGATCTTTTCGTCTTCGACCGGAACCCGCACCTGCTTTTTATTTTTTCCCTCTCCTTCCGTGATCGTCGTGTAAAGATACGGTCCCCGGCCAAACAAAAATTCTACTTGCTTTTGGAGTATTTCCGGGAGTAGCTTGTTGTCGGAAACCGTGTTATACACTTCTTGGGGATACAAGTTATGGCCTTCTCCCCAGATCGGAACTGTAAACCCTTGTAGTTGCATTGTCCGGTTCTCGTTCAGATAACGAGCGTATAGGTTGTGATACTCACTATTCGACATCCCATCCCGAGAGATCGCACCTTGTACTTCAAAGGTCACTACATTCCCGTTAGACGTGTAGAATCCAGAATCACCGTTCATTTCAAATTTATCCATAACCTTAATCAATAAACCAATCTACTTTTAATAACTCGTATCGAGGGGGAAAAGCAACAAAACGAAGCAATTTTTTCCAACACATTCGGGGTTCGTCTGTATCCGATACCACGTAAGTCAAGTAGTGATCCGGAGCCACCTTCGTCACTTTCTCCGGCATAGCCGGACGTAACCGACAATGTTCAACCTTTCGGAGTTCCCCTCCGGCACCAGTTTTCCGGTTGCAAGTGAAGTGGATCAGCGTGAAGGTTTCGTCCTTCATCTTCGAAATTAACCGCATTCGGCGTATCGCTTCCGCTCCTGATATGACTTGTTGTGTTCCCATAGCTCGAATTTAAATCCGCTTAAAGGGAGAGGAAAGGACAAAAAATCCCCGACCTGTAAAGCCGGGGATAGTTGTTGATTATCAAACAGAGCTCATTGAGCAAAGTTTACCGATAGCAATTCATTCGCGTATATTTTTAACCCATCAAGAATTCGTTGTTTTACTTTTGCCCCCGGACGCTTAATCCCAAGAACATACTGTCTCATCAGGCTCTCGTTTATACCCGCAATACGAGCAAGAACCGTCTGATTTATAAGTCCGTTATAACTTTCTAACAAGGATGGTATATCTTCAAATTGATACACAAATCCAAAATCTCCATCCATCCACTCGGCACGTTCTTCCGGGTATAGTCCCTCAATGTGAAATTGAAGTCCCGAGCGAATATCTTTTTTCAATTTTTCAAACGTTGGACGAGAAATCACGTACCCGTCAACCTCCGGCAAATGGGCTGATACTCCCTTCCCCGCTTTTTGAACAATCACCTGTAATGTTTTCATATCTCCTTTGTTTTTTAGATTACGTGGGAGTTAATCCACGTAATCTTTAAATTTTATACCTGCCTGTCTCTCCATGCTTTTCAGATTGTCTGCCGAAACATCATCTGAAAGCTTTCCGTCAACTGTTACCGTTTTCCGGATAGTCGGGTGTTTGAATTGCCGATGGCTTGTACCGTTTTGTCTGGCCTTATACCAACCGAGCGATTCTAAAATCCGAATAATCTCCCGAATCTTAAACACTCTTTTCATAGAACTCTATTTGATTAACAACAATACAAAGGTAACATTTTTCGTTACCAAAACAAACTTTTATCCCATAATTTTTGAAAAAACCCGCCACTTTCATGGCGGGTGCAAAATCTAATGTCAGGTTTACGATTCGGATATCCCGAATTTATCTTGTAGTGCGGCATTAATAGCCTGCCGACGTTGTTCCGCGGTAAATGCCTCGTAGGAATCTTTATCCATCCCGGCTCGTTCCAGCAATTCAGACTGCAACTTAAAATCTGCAGTAGTCATTCCGGTTTCATAAGCATTATACTCGTCAGATCCGGGAGTACGCATTGCAAGGGTTACCCGAAGAATCTCGTCATTTGATAGCCGGGGACGCAATAAAGCGATTATCTGTGTAAGCGAGTAGCGCAACTCCCCACAACGAGTGATAATCTCGAGTGGAGTCATTTTATTTAGATCAGTCTCTCTTTTTTCTACCGAATCTTCTTTCTTTTTATTCTTTTCCATTTTTTGCAGCTGTTTCGTCATACATTAATTCTTTCAAAGCATCCTCTATGTATTGCACATAACCAAGGTATCCCAATAATTCATTCGCATCAACATCACGTCCTTGTAAGCTAATAAAAAAACGTTTCATCTCGGCAATGTTGTCAAGCATCATGTACAAATCTTCGTTATTATTCGCTTGTAAGCACCCAAGATAATGCGCAACACGTGCCGTAATTACTGCATTATTAACCTTCATGTTTTCGATAGGTTTACACATGATTCACCTCCTTTCCGGCAAAGTGATATTCCATTTTCATGCGAGATAATTCAGCCCGAGCCTTTGCCCAAGTCTTACGATAGGCTTCGATATTTTTAGAAGCCAAATTTTGCAGGAATAGTTCCTTGTAGTAGTTCACTTTCTCCTCTTGTTTCTGTATCCCATGAAGAGTTGGGATTTCCGCAATCGTAGATGCGGATTCGACTTTTGTTGTTAGCATAACAATTTGTTTGATGGATAAATAAAAAAGAGGCAGTCACTGCTAACAACATCAAGCAAAGCTGATAAGTCTCGGGACTTTCACCCGTATGCTGCCTCCATATCTTGAAGATAATACTTTTCATGAATACTTTGTTTAATGTTGTTAGCACTGCAAAGATAAGAAAAGTCCCGGAATTCATAGTATTATACAATAAAATAAAAGGTATCTTTCTATAAGATACCTTTTATATTTTACTATAACAATTTAGTATTCAACTGTTATATATCAGCACCAATTGATTCTTCAGATAATAAATCTCGATATCTTTCAAAATCAGAGAAATGCTTTTTTATTTCTTCTACAGATTTTTCTAATTGATTTACAACATATTTTGATTGAATCTCAACTTCTCCCAGTGAAGACATGATACTCTTATATAAATTTTGTATATTATATGGCAATTCTTCTAGGAGAGGTTCAATCGGAGCAAATAATATTTTTACAGTATCTTTCATATAATATGGTGTTCCCTTCATTATTTCCTGAGAACGTCTAATATGAGCCTCAACAATTGGATATACCTTTTCCTCAACTGACCCATGAGGTAATTTCGAGTTCTTCACTATTGATACATTTATTAAATTCGTTAGCCTGTCGACAAACTTTATCGTATTCCCATTTGCATGATTCAAAATTTCCAAATTCTTCTGATTATGAGTCTTATAAATCTGATCAATTTCATCTATTGCTGCTTCCCAAAAATCCAATATTGAATTCATTTCTTTATATTCAACTACTTTATCTCCCACAGATTTATTATTGGTCATCCAAATATTAAATAAATAAACTTCATCTATTTTTTTTATTCTCAAAAAATCATTACTCGACACTTTCTTCATCACTGCCAATTCTGTATAACTCTTTTGTTGCTCCTTTATATACTCGTCAACGCATTTTACTCGAATTTTTACGGTACTCACTGCTGAGTCAAGTAAATTCTTATAATACTTCAAAAACTCTTTTGCCTTCCTAACTTCCTCGTCCCTTTCTTTAGTTCTCTCTCTCTTTACCTGAATAATATAAATCACATATGCTCCAAGGGAACAAAGAATGGCACCTAAAATTGCAATGCCAATACTAACCCAAAATTCACAACTGTCCATAACAAATTTATTTCAATTTTATAGCCATACCCGTTACATCCCAATTGCCAAGTTCCGAGCAGGAATATTTTAAATTAATAATTGCGTTTGCTCCTTTTGAACAAGCTTCATTATACATCATCTCTAAAGCCTCCTCCAAGGATGCAGCAATGAATTTTCCCTTCTTGATAACAATATCCTGCCCATAGACAGGATCTCCACCATCTTTCTTCGTAACGCACACATCCTTCCCAGACTCCAAATAAACACTCACCAATCCTATCGGATCGTAATCTTTATTTACCGAATTTGCTTCAGTAATAAAAAATCCCAACTCCGTGTACTTTGTTAGATCCAAAGTTACCACTTGAGTTATTCTTTTCGTCGGAATACATCCAACAAACAGAAAAACTGCACAAAATAGAAATAATACTTTTTTCATAACCATTGTTTCAATAAATCACACGTTCAAATATTTTGACTTACAAATTTTTGTAATTCTTTTTATCTGGTCAAGATATTTTGGAGACGCAATAGCATTGCTATAAAAAATACGTGCATCAGTAGCACCATTTTCAGCTGTAGCTGGTATCTTAAGCGTACGATACATATTTAGTGAAGTATCAAAAACCTCAATCCAATGAATACCTACAAATTGATAAAATTTAATCATGTCTTCATTCTGTTGTACGGCCTTCTTAAAAATTATGTCTAAAAGTTCATTGGGGTCTATATCAAATCGATAACATAGCACAAGAAATTTCATAAATGGAGTACGCAAAGAATAACCATTAGCCTCCCTTACTATTATTGTATCATCAAAATCCATCGTAAATTTTGAACATATCTCTCTCAGAGAAAGTATATCTATTTGGGATACAATTTTAACGATCAACTCTTTTACGTACAAAAGACCTATTGTTAAAAGATCTATATCATTTAATTGAGTGAGTAAGTGATCCTGTACCATCTCTTTTAAAGAATAAGAGAAAGGATTTGAGGTTGAAAATTTATGAATATACCCCTTAAAATCAGTATTGTCACCATAAAAATGACGGAATATTTTTTCAATATTTTGAAAATCACAGACTAGAACAATATGGTTAAATCCAAACTTATTTTTATACTCACATCCGTGATCTTCATAATTATAAATATCTATATGAGCCGTTAAGACATTCAATATTCGAAATAAATGAGCAGGATCTATCCTATCAAGATCTTCAATCACGAGAACCACTCTCTTCCCTTTGTTCTTTATTCTATTTATACAATCAGTTATTATAGTGGAATATACATCATATTCACAGCTACCAGGCTTATTTTTGAAGAATTCAATATATTCTTCGACTTTTCCCCGGTCAGTTTTTTGAACTTCCGTTTTTTGCTGTTTATAATCTTTTACATGTTCAAGTAATTTCTTGATTATCTTAACTGGTGTGTCGATGACAGGGATACAACCAAGTATATCCAAAAAGATGTCACTACCATTATTCCATAAATAATACTGTCGACATATAGTATCATCAAGGATCTGTTCTCCACTAATTTTATCTGCAGCAAGTAATTGTATCAAAATATCCTTTTTGATTAACTCAAATATATCTTTATTTTCTTCAACTTGATAATTTATAGGATAAACTTTAATACAGAATAATTTATCACTGTTTTGTTGGAAAAAACTATTCAAGAAAAAAGTTTTACCATCACCGAACTTTGCTGAAAATATTACACGCTCATTATACAATAAATGATGATAAAACCTTTTACACTCTCCATCTATTGGAATCATATTTTCATCCATATCTTTTCGTCATTTAATCTTCAAATATAATTTGTTCAATTCTGTCAAACAAATGCTTAATTACAATAAACAAAAAAGAAGCTTTTATAGCCTCTTTCAATATTTTGTAGACATCAGATTTAACTCTAATAATCAACGTATTTCAAATTGGAAAAATTTATGAATTCTCCTAACGATCAACAATACATTAATCAATATATGAATGGTTATACTCACAGTTATAACAGAAAATACATATTTTAGATCCCCAATTATCCATCTATAATTGTCTATTATAAAATCCCATTTAGAAGGTGTGATAAAATAGCATATTGTCAAAAAACTTATCAAACCAATCGATATTAAAATCGTATACGAAATTACAATAAATGTTTCTTTAATTAGTTGCTTTCTAGTATCTAAATCTACGTGATCTTTAGGAGCATTCTTCGCCTCAGAAGTCAACAAAAGTAACATATTCAACAATAGCCCAGAAATAATAGCCATACTCGTTACAATCAGCATTATATAATCTTTAGACACATTACCTAATAACGACATTAAAATACCGCTAAACACTGGAAAATAAAAGAAAGTTCTTCTATCAAGCTTATTTATCTTCCCTTGACTATTTCTCAAAGACTTAAAATAATCATGAAGTATTTCGCTAATGTTTATCCTCGTTTTCTGGAACAAATTCAAACCATGGATTGACATTTTCTTTTATAAATTCAAACGTTTGCTTCTTAATATCAGAATAATCTGAATTAAAATTATCGTCTAAAGATACTACAATTTTGTAACTTGGCTTAAACTTAAACGGATTTTTTAATGAAATAGTTTTAGCCGTATCATTCAAATGCGCCTGAACCTTTATCTCGGCATTATCATTAAACCACCATGTTTCTGGATTTCCATCAAAAAAAGTATGAAAACCACTCTCTATAGCAGAATTAACCTTACTTTTCACACTCTCTCCCAAATGAGAAGATTTCTTCGCTATCATTTCAAGTCGAAATTCAAACTCGTCACTTTCTTTTATCAAAATTCCCATTCGTTCACACACCTCACTAGGGATTGTGTCATAAGTCATAATAACCTTTTGCATAAATCCATCTTTCACGAGAGTCTTCACAAAATCGTTCTGTAAAAAATCAGCTATTTTCATCCCTAATTTCTCTCCAAGCTTTTGCTTTACAAAACTATGCAATATATGCCGACATACGACCGTCGGGACAGAAGGAAAGATATCTTCTGTGATAACAAACCCTTTAATTGAATTCCGTGGTATATATATCAAAAAGAAAAAAGGGGAAACAACAGACTCATCCTTATCCGTATATCTAGATGTTTTTTTCCTAGGTGCACGTATTTCCTTATCCACGCCTATCTCTCCAAGTGTTGCCTGCCCACATATTAATCGACTTTTAGAATAAATTGTAAAACGATATTTAGGTTTGGGCTCCTCTTGAGATGGTTTAGGCCTATATATACTACAGGTCATATTAGGTTTATTCTTCTTTGAATGATCAATAATATAATCATCCATAAATTTTGACAAATCTTTTTTTAATACATCGAAGAGATCTCGTCCATCTATATTATCTAAATTATAATATTTCTTCGTGTTCTTCATTAAAGAAATCGTAAACGTCTTCACAGAAAGACTCTTTTGTGCTCTTTTACGATTATCACTATTTTCTTCCATAAAATTTGTATGTTTAATTTTAACAAAGATAGTTTGTTTAATTTAGCGATACAAATGTTTAATCAAAATAAACAAAAAAGAGGCTATAATAGCCTCTTCAAGTAAATCAACATACTTTAAATATTAAATAATCCTTACATATCCAGCTTCAAATAATCCTTTCAAAAAACGCTCTGGCGTATCTAGCGGGATAACTTTCCCGGTCTGAATTTTAAACCTCTCTGCAAAAACTTTCATATACTCATCATCCGTCAAATGACTATCAAACTTACTTCCCTCCCGTAACTTTGATACAAATTCTTGTGGAGAGGAGGCTTTGATTAAGCCTCCATCCTTTAGCCTATATTCCTTTTCCATTATCTCAATTTATTAGTCCTATTTTTATAATACGTTACAATCTCATCACTATTAAATTCTTTAAGTCCCTCAAGGGAAGCATCCGCCACCAAATTGTTTTTCGAATAATCAATCAAATTATTCAAGAACCGTACCCAAGTTCCGATCTTTACAAATTCAACCGTTCCGCTGTGTTGTCTAAATTCGCAAGTATTATGGCGGCTATAAGATAGAGGATTAATTTTATAATATCTGCTATCCCAAAATATCCGTGCGATATCTTCAAGCGTTTCAGCCTCGTCAATCGAAGATTCAAAGTTAGTAAAATCTCTGAATCCCCTGCAGTACATATTATTTCTGCGGCTCAATGGCATAAAACCGTCGATCACGTCTTCAAGGCGAGCATAGTTTTTATAAATATTTTTCCATGTATTCAAGTCCATCTCCGTGGCATCCATGTGAACGTGTGTCCCGCAGCTTCTATTTACTTTCGCATGGCATTCTTCCAATACTTTACAAACCTTCTCAAGTTCTATCAACCCCGCTTCTCCTTGTAAAATCGGACTTACAAGTTCAAAAGTATCATTTCCGGATAAAGAAGCGTCCGAAACAATTTTCCAATGCGCTCTAGTAGTATGATTATATCTTTCCATTTCACAATTAATCCCCGCATTTTTTAAAGCGTTTTTCAATGTATATTTATCCACATTGTAGGCTTCAAATTCAACCCCAAATCTACGTGTAAAAGCCGCTACCGTTATTATCGTGCTTAGATTGTTCAATAATCCTTGCGCTCTCATTTTCGCGTACACGTTTTGAACAAAACCGTAATTCCCGTTTGTTACAAGTTGGGCGATTTGAGTACGGGTTAATCCAAGTCTGATTAATTGTTGGATTTTGCTTGTTTTAGTTGTTTGCTGCCCGAGGATGTTTTCTATTTGTGCGTTCATATCTTATTGATTTACTGTCATTTATTGTACAGCAAAGTAGCAACTTCTTTCCCGGACACGCAAGTTATTCGCCACAATAATACACAGATAATCAACTATTTAAATGTATTTGTCTTTCGGTATCAACTACCCGAATAAGTACCAGAATACCCCATATTTCCTCCGGAATCTTCAGGAAGCAAGTGTTTATATTCTCCCCATAACAAATAGAGAAAAGCCGTTGCAATTTGAGTTGAATAATACGCCTGATCCTTATACTCTAATTCCTTCTCTGAAGATTTGTCTAACTGAACTCGTCCATCAGTTCGTTTGATCGGGGAATGATTTATACTACTTATCAAAGCATCGCACTCGTTTCTATCAATTAAAATATTATCTCTGCGCCCATCCGGCTTACTGAATAAGATATTCAAGAGGCGATAATGTTGGTGATGATATATGGTTGATTGATTCAACGACATTAGCTTTACGCTCCATCCCCGTTTAACAAGAGCTTTCTGCAGAAGAATTGCATCCGTATCGTTCAAATCCGTCGCTAGAGGATAATACTTCCGGTAATGGGGATCATTCTGATTCGCCGCCCGATCATAGTGCAAAAATATTTCCTTTCGCCGATGATACTTGAAAAACGTATCGATCTTCTCTGCCAGTTCCTCGTGTTGCTCCGGATGGATCACCCAAAAGTTCTTTATCGCCCGGAAGGTAGAAGGTCGTCCATGCTGTCTCTGTCCAAAAACAATCGACATAAACGGTCCCGGATCAAAGCCCGCATACAAAGGCATATTGGAATTGCAATATTTTAAATTACGACTCGATTCCTCAAGCTGCATATCTGCCGAAAAAGTATCAATGAGATTATACACGTAACTGTCATCAAAAACATGTTTCTTACCAAACTTCCCGAAAAACATATCCTTCACCTTCTGCTTCCGCACGGAGAATATAGATGTATTAAGTTTGTCCTCGTCTTTGATTGACTTCACCTGATTGATAATATAATCTATACCCAGAATTTTAAGGTTAGAAAAGGAAGATGCTCGAAGATAATAGGTTTCTCCCTTCCGAAAAGAATTAATTCGAGAACCCCACCTTTCTACAAATCTCGTGAGCTGTTTTATTGCATCTTCGTTAAATTCTTTCTTGGCAATCTCAAGTTCAGCCAAACGGATATCCAACTCGTATGCCATTTCTTGAATACAAGCAATCAAATCCCAGTCCACGTCTTTTTCATACTTCGTCCACCAATCTTCATCCGTTTCGAAGTTCGGGGTAGAAGAAAAACCCGTGATCCCCATAAAATAATGCGAGTGTCCAAATTTTGACCGATCAGCTCGCAGCGCCGGAATAATGCGCTCGGTGAATTTATCTTCCGGTATCCGGAGCATCTCGTCAATGAAAAGGTGTGCCGCATTTTTCCCGAGCATACTTTCCGGCCGATCGCAACTCACGAACTGGATCACCGTTCCGGTATGAAAACTCACCGTATGCCGCCAGTCGTCAATAAAGGTAGTACATGGTTTAAAGTGCCGGGGAGGTTCTTTCCCGACCTCGTAATAGATACCCCGAATATAATTCTCTTGAAAATAGCCGATCAACCCGGCAAGAATATTATCAAAAATAGACTTGTAAGTTGATGCTCCAAGCACAAGAACCGCTCCCGGCATATCATTTTGAACCCGATCGACCCGTGGGGAAAGCATACGCGTGGTCTTGCCGGATCCACGTCCTACTTCCCCGAACAAGAATGTGGGATCCGCAAGTTTCATCAAGATTTGAACCACCGAAAGGTAGTTTTGGTTAAAAATATCGGATTCAACTTTGCTCTTCTTCATATTCAATGTCTTGAACGTTTAGTTCTCGTTCAACTTCCTCTATCAACCGCTTTTTCTCATGCTCCGGAATATCCCGAGAATTTATAATCTCTTTCGCTTTTTCATAAGCCTTCAACAAGCCCTGTTTCTTCACTCCCATACGCTCAATTTCGAGGTCCGGGGAAACAAGTTGTTGTTTAAACTCTTTTAAGCGAGGATCAATAATATTACTTGATGCTTCTATCCGATACTTACGAGCCTCCTGCATACACAAACGGGCCTCTTTGAAATTATGGGCAACCAAATTCACGTCTCGCAGCGACATCATCTGATCCGCGAAATAATTATTCCATGCCTCCGAGGTCACGTTACAATCACAATTAAAATAGTTAATCGCATCGTAAATCCTCTGTCGACAGGTATGTATTGAAAGTTCTTTATATTCTTGCTGTAGTTTCTTGGCACATTCCGTGATCGAAGCATATTTTTTATGCAAGTTCGAGGCAAAATTTACCTGCAAAATATACTCGGCCAAAGCCGGACCTATCCCCACCGCTTTTGCATCACGAATATCAAGAAAACGTTGCACCACGGCAAGTGGAAGTTTTTGCAACTGTTGTAAACTCATAACCCGAAACTCTCGTTTATTTTATCGTTTATTTTATCCAACTGCATACGGTTCCTCATTCTCTCGTTCGCATCCGTATCCCGGTCTTTGGTTCCCTTATCAAAAAGCACTTTATCCATCGTGTATTCACCAGTGGTTTTCCCCTTCCAATACGCCTTGTAAACATCAGTTCCCGGAGTCTCGATATCCTGCCTTAAAGCTTCAGGATTTTCCGGTTCCACGAGAAAAATTATTTTCTCCACGGAATACCCGAGAACCCCGAAACTACTGATTTTATTTAGGAAAGACTCATCGTACATACTACAAGAATTTAGCAAGTTCGGCAGACTCCAAGACCACACCATTCCGTTTTATCGTAACCGGGTGTCCATATTGCTTCATAAATCGTAAATAACGGCGAATTATCGTGTCACAGTACTTCTCATCCATTTCCTGCCCGAAACATACCCGCCCCGTTTGTTCTGCCGCAACAATCGTAGTTCCGGATCCTAAAAAAAGATCAAGTATAATATTTCCCTCCTTACTACAGTCATACATCGCATCCGCCACGAGTTTTACGGGTTTAACAGTAGGATGATCTTCCAAGGCATCCCTTTCCCTGTTACCCACAGAGTTCATCCCGGCAAACTGCCAAACATTCGTGCGATATCGTCCATTTTGTCCCAACTCGAAGTTATTTATATGTTTCCCCTTACCGTTTTTGTAGACAAAAATCAGTTCATGCTGAGAACGGTAAAACGTTCCCATCCCCCCGTTATCTTTTACCCAAATAATAAGCTGCTTAAATTCTTGGTACAATTTGCCAGCAGTGGACAACTCGTTCACGTGCTTCCAATCCATACAAATGTAATGAATAGAGCCATTTTTACTATACTTGATGAGATTCATGATAACGTCTTCCAAGAATCGGGTAAAACGTGATTTATTCATTTCCCCCGAGGCCATCTTAAATTCATCATGTTTGATTTTCCCCAAACCGACGATATCAGCTACTTTCACGTTATATGGAGGATCCGTGAACACCATTTGCGCTAACTTACCATCCATGAGTCTTTCCACGGCGTGCATATCAGTACTATCTGCACAAAGTAGCCGATGTTCATTAAGCTCGTACAAATCCCCGGGCTTTGTTACCGGATCCGCAACTGGCCCCTCGTCAAATTCATCCTCAAGAATCTCTTTGGTTTCTTCTGGCTTGGCTGTTACCATATCCGTGGAAGGAAGTTCCGCGGATATCTCCGGCAGTTCGCAGATAATGTCCTTATAATCGATATTGGCAAAGAACTCTTCCAACTTCTCCAAGTCCCACTCCCCGGCATGAGTGTTAGATATCAAGTTGTAACGTTTAACTTCATCTTCGGTCAACATCCGGTTAGGTACTCGCACGTCGATAAATTCATCCTGCTTACCCGCGAACCAAAGAGCCTCGTACCTACGTTGCCCCGCGATAATTCGATTGTCCTTATTGATTACTGGTATCTCCACCAAATTAAACGTCCCAATACTCTCGATAAGTTTACGTTGCTTATCTTCATTTACCTTCCGGGGATTAAAGTCGAGTGGAATAAGTTCTCGCACCCGACGTTGCTCTGTTATCCAATATAGTTTTTCCATGCTGCTTGAGATTTTAAAGCAAGGTAGTATGTCACCACCCCATCAGAAAGGACGATTTCAAATCGAACACTTTATTCAACAATTCTATCCCGGAACAAACAATTTTCAATAGATTACACTAAAAGCATCAAATTCCTTATTATCAACACGAAATCATATTACCCCCTTTTTGAGATTTTGCATTACATCCACCCACCCTCAGCGGTTTGGGATTAACTTACATTCATTGTATTTATTCCTTTCCATGAAAATCGTACATTTCTAACAATCAAATACATGAGTATCAATAAAATATCAACTCCTTAAAATCGGATACTTTTTCCCCTGTTTCTATACTTTTCCGCAATAATTCCGACAGAAAAAAAGCCTCTAAAAAGAGGCTGATATATTACAGTAAATTATTTATTATTTTCTGTTTTTCTTTGGCGAGTTCAAGATTTGTTTTCCAACTTTCGAGCGTATTCGCGTCTTTATATTTCTTATGGCGAATATTGCTTTCAATACGGCGAATATTCTGATTTAGATTAGTAATTTCATTTTGAAACTTTTCCGGTTGATTCTTACGCATCTCTTCCATTCTAATAACATAAGTCGCAATCTTTTGTCTATTAACCGTAAGAGGATGTTTGTATAAAAATTTCTTGTGTTTGTCATAGGCACATAACTCCTCATGCGCTTGCCTTTGTAATATATCACACTCCACCATCTCGGCACAAAGCTCCGGCGTCGGCTCTGTATCTAACAAAACAGAAATATCCTGCATACGTCGGTATCGGTTTATACGTTCGTCATACAGGATAATACACGTTTGCACGTTCGGATCCGAATTGTTATCCCACGCTATTCCGGGGAACTCTTCTCGTTTGGTTCTTTTTTTTTATCGCTTTCAACAGGAGCAACGGTCTTGTTTTCCGACTTAGATTTATTCTCCCGAGGTCGCTTACTCCCCTTTGAACCACTACCTTTCTTAGATGAAGTCGATTGTTTTTTCTTGCTTGGACTTTTAACCTCTCCCACTCGATTAGCGAGTATTTCCTCTAAAGTCAACTTATTTAATAGCTCGCTTAAAATCTGTCCATCGACCTTTGCGTAAGTAAAAGCATTCGCACGCTGAATATCCCTCTCGAGTTTAGGGTTTGAGCAATGTTTGAAAAACAAAGCTTTATCTTTCTCGAAATGCTCTGCAGAGGCATTCTGAATTATAATTCTATTTTTCTCTTCAAATGTGTACATAGTATTTTATTTTAAAAAAGGTGCCGGAAACGACACCTTTGATTTATCATACTCCCGGTTCTGCAACTGGCTCAAGCGGAATATCCCCCTCGAAAAACCAAAACGGATCAGGACAAGCCGCCCCCACAAACTTCAAGTTGGCACCCTGCCAATCATCAATAACGCCAAGAGACTCGTAACTTAGCCTCAAACAGCTACACGGGGAACCGGCGATGAATTTCTTACCGGTTAGACAGTTCTCCCAGATCACGACAAACTCTTCTCCATTATTATTGTAGATAAATTGAAGCGCTTCGGGAGTTATTCCCTCGTAACTGCAATTTATTGTAAGTTGTCCTTGAGGGGCAACCTCTCCAACAGTTGCCGCATTAGGTTTTACGGAATTCGCTTGGCAATCAATATACGAACAACACTTACCCGCTAAAATAGGCAATTTTTTTATGACTCCATCCGTCGCTTTATCCCACTTATCCCAATCGATATCCATTTTTTTAGCACAGTAAATCCGGTACTTGATTGCAGGAATTTTATCTTGAGAAGTACTCGCCTGCAGGTTATTTACATTTATCGCCATATTCTTTTCAAATTAAATGTTATAAAAGAGGGCCAAAAGCCCTCATTATACTACGCCGTAACTTTACGCTCAAGTTCAAGCCAATTTCCGGTCGGTTCCGTGACCTTGATCTGCTTGCCACCGATAGTCTTCGTTACCACATGTAACTCTTGATAAAGTTTAATGTAATCACCTACTGCTGTCGGTGACCATGCAGCCGAGATCTTCTCGAACTTTCCACTTTTCGCGATAGTGGTTGCGTTCGCCGTATCACCACAAATGATCTTTACCACCCGGTCTGCCGGAGCATCGTTTATCGCTGTAATCGCGGTGGCTTTCGTGTTCTTCCCAGTAATGAACTGCGTGTTCAAGTTTCCATCGACTTCTGTCGCATCTGCCACAAGCTCCGTCACGGGGAAGTTCGTGAAGATCCACTGCAATTTACGTTTCGTCTTTGCCAACTCCGTTTCAGACTCGCACTGCAACCCTGCCATGTTCACGGCAGCGCCCTCTTTCCATCGTCCCATTGCCAACAGAGCCTCCAAACGACGCTCGAAATAAATGTTATACATTTCTCCCGGCAGGTGTTGAAGCGACTCTATATTACCGGGAAGAGTGATCCACATCTTGTAGTCATTGTAGTCCATGTTCGGAACCGGGACAAATTGTTCCAGAGAGTAATCGATTGCCTGCATTTTCGGTCCGGCATAATCAGTGTCCGTACCATATTTACTCCGGAACCCCTGACGGTACCAAGGTACATGCTTCTCGTTTATGTACAACTTCATGCCATCCAACGAGGGCAGAATCTTGTTCACTTCCTCGAAGAACGTCTCCACGTAATCCACGATCGTCGCCTGCGTGTACGTTTTCAGGTTCTTGTAAGGCAAAACCTTCATACCTTCCTCCACCCGTTCAATCGCACGCAACACGCCATCCGCGGCAAACATCGCCGGGTTATCAACACCTTCTTGAACCGGGACCAACACCCCGACCACACGTCGACGAACCTGCTCGTTGAACATAGCTTTGTAGATATAAACAAGCAACCATTCAATAAACGTCCACTTCATCACATCGGATCCTTCCTTATTCAAGTACCCGATGTATTGCTTCTCAAGAGCGATCAGATCTTCGAACTTGTACTTGATCATCACGTCTGACACCCGAGCAATCTCTTGAGATATTTTAGCGGATCCTTTGAAGACCTCTCCGGCTTGATACCTTTGGGAGAACTCCCCGAAGAATGCCGTCGGGATTATTTCGCCATCTTGAATGCCCGAACGCCACGGGAAAATATGGTCTACCGTTTTGAGTGTACGCAAGTACGCGATAATCATATCTTGACGTCGAGTGAGGTATTCTTTCCCGAACTCGATCTTCAATTCGCCGTAGTCAATCGCGAACTGTCCTGCCGCCATCGTTTTATAGTCCAACAATCCAAGTTGGTTACTTATATGTAATTCTTGAACACGAGCCGTGATACTACGCGTATAGTCACGGAAAGATTCTGAAAAAGCATTCACTTCCTCTGTCGTTAAAGCGGAATCATGCAGCTTGCGATTTGCCATAACCTGATTATACCAAGCAGATTTAGCAAAAATAGGATGCTCTATCCCGAACAGATGAGTGTCAGAATGAGCGCAAGTTCCCAAAACAACAGGTAACACCTTTGCATCTGCTTTAACCACGGTCACGGGAGCAGAACTTTCCGGTTGTTTTTGCATCGTGGTAATCGCACCCATCATTGCCCGGATCATGCTTTCCATTGTCAACGGTTCATCATGCTGTTCACCCTGACTCCCAGACAACCCCTCGATAAACGTCGCAACCTCTTGTTGTAACTCGCTACTAATTGTTGTAGCTTCCGGAGCAGCCGGAGGTTCATCGGCAATGGCATTATCTTCCTCCAAGGTGATGCCAAATTGTGCTTTATAATTGGCATAAAACTGACTCCAATCATCATTGGTCATTGTTTTTTCCTTCACTTTCGTAATAAAACCAAGAGCAGCCAGCACTGTCTGCACCCGTTGTTTAACTCTTTCTTTCATATATAATAAATTAAAACGTTGATAAAATAGACTCTCGTTTTCGGGCTTCGTTCTTCACGAATTCCACTACACTCGCCAAATTCATGATACCATCGATAAAATGATATTGAAGTGCATCTTTAGCGTAAAAATCCCGACCTTCAATTATACCCTCTACACTTAAATCCAAATCCGGAATATTTTCTTTGATTACATTCTGGAATTGCACGGCAAGAGGGGATAAGCGTTCCCTGATTAAAAGCGTATCGTCCGGCTCTGTTTTCGTCATATCGCGTTCGGGCAGGTTCTTCCATTTACTTTCCGGGGGATAAACCGTGGTTGATTTAATCCCGTATTTTTCATCTTGAGCGGAATAATCGTAAATCGTGTACATCACCCCGATACTCCCGATCACGTTCATTGCATTTAAAGCAAAAATATGATCCGTGTATGATGCAACCCATAACCCGGCAGAACACAAATAGCCATCAGTTAATGTCACGATCGGTTTTGTCATGTTAGTGATCGCATCCTGTAACTGGAAGACGGCTTGGATATCACCCCCCGGGCAGTTAGCGTACAACACTACCCCGGAAATTTTATCACTCGCATTTGCCAATCGAATAATATTCGCCAATTCGTCACAACCGTAACGGTACCATGAAGAATATTTTGTCATAATCCCGATAAGTGGAATAATAGCCACGCTATCTTGCTCCAAACTATCAAAAGGATTTCCCGAATCACCATCCATATTCACTAGGGCATTCATGTTTGCCCGAATGGGTACGTCTACCGGGTCTATTTTATATGTAGAATCATTTAGCATTCGAATAACTGTCCGCTCCAAAACAGCGGCAGCCGTTTCCGAGATCGCCCAATCGGATGAGCATAATTCAATCAGAAGAGATTCGTTCATGTGTAACTTATTTTGTTACACAATATTATTTGGAATAAAGGCGAAAAGAAAGGACTATAATGTATAGACCACCTTTGGCGGTGGTCTAAATTCAAGAATTCGCCGTGAATGTTATTTCCGTCACCGGAATCTTTTCTTGGTAAGTATAAGTTGCCGGGTATTGAGTTGAGCCGACTATGTATTTCTCATTTTCTGAAGTAGTTAAAACAAGAATAACTCGAGCAGTAGGAATTCGGGTAAGAAACGCACAATCCGCCCCAGTCTTTATTTTCACCGTTTCCGTTTTCAACGCTCCCGGATCCGATATCTTGTTTGAAATCGTCAATTCAACTTCATCCGTTGGCAGGTAATGAAATTTATATCCATTTTTCAATTTACACGTACCGGGATAAGTAACGTCAACTTCATGCAGAAAGCAAAATTCTAGTCTGTTACACAAAATTTTATTCATATATCTGATAATTAAAATATTACACAAAAATGCACCCAAATACATACAGTCAAATGACATACAAGTGACATTTATATAAATTTTCCATCACCAATGTCGTAAGAAAAAAGTATTATTTTAACTTAGTTTAATGTTTAAACCTGTTTTCTCGTTTAAATCGCTTCCCGTTCCGATCCCGATAATTCTTTTGCTTTAACCCGTCTGTCGTGATCGACTCGATGTGGTATTCCTCGGCAAACAACTCGATCGCCGCCTGCCACTCGAATTGCTCCACGTGAACTTTATGTGCCACGTAGTCATTCAACGTGATGCAAAACAACGTATGCACTCGTTTCTGAAATTCCATCTGAGCCCTTTTCCCGAGATAATTATAGGTTCGAGGATCCCGTCCCAAACGTTGATAAGGAATCACGATCTCCGTGTTCACGTCATCTTGAACAATATCACGTTTCGGAGGCTTTATCCTTAAAACGTGTATCAATGCAAGCAAATCAGAGTTCTCCGGAAAGCGGATAGGCTCTTCCCCAAATTTAGCGATCAAGAATTCCCTCAAGTAAGGCTTCAATTTAATTTTCGTTGTCACTTCCATATCGAATAAGTCATTTAACTGTAAATGTAATCATATATATGCCTACAACCAACAATCAGGTATTATTTTTCTCATCAACAACACATTACACGGTTGTTGGGTTGTTTTTTTACATCATTTTTTGTCATGGTTGTAGGTGGTTGTAACCCTGCATTTTTTATAGCTTTACAAGGGTTACAACCTCTACAACTCCCGTCCCGCAAGGCTTTACAAGCAAAAGGTTGTAAGGTTGTAGGGTTGTAAGCTAACTTTGTTTTTTGATTGCTCACGGGACATAAATATATATTCCTTATAAGGAATAAGATAATTATTTGAAAAATAATTATATACATACGTAACAAGGCGTGTGAATAGTGATTTATAACTTTGATTTGACTAAATACTTGTATCTGGTACCAATTTCTTTCTCTTTAATTCCTTTTTTCAAGAAACCTTGAGCAGTAAGTGCCATCCCGATAGTGATCTCGTTAATCAAGCCCATGCTCATGAGAATCTTTTTATGCTGTTTTAACTCTTTGAGAATCTCGGAAGCCATCATCCATGTTCCATCGGATTCGGACTCCGGTCGTTCATAATGCAAGTTTACCAATATTGCAGAAGATGATTGTACCAAATATCGTACATTAAATTCTTTGAAGGCATTATAATCATCCGTGTTGAACACGTAATCAAAATCCTGCTCGAGCAACATGGTCGCTTCAGCCCAAAGCTGATCCACATCGACCTTTTGAGAATAGCTAATATCTATCCCGTCTATCTCGATAATCCCGAATCTTCTCAATCCCATTTCTATTTGTAAAAATCCGCCCATTTCCGGCGTTCTGTTCGAGGTAAACGCTGCCGAGGCTATTCTATTAACGAGCTGTGAAAACTCTTCTCTCGGGCGTTTTATTGATAGCTTTTTGGCCGACATCACCTTCTTGAACATATCCGCCCTAGCTTTCGTTATCCCAACCAGTTCATCAAAATTGACTATGAAATTCCGGGTGAAGTCTTTCGTCATATCGAAGATATCCGGATCCTTGTCTGAAGCCTTGTAATATTCCTTCAACTCATCCGGAACAAGGAACTCGAAAAACCATGTTTTCCCGATCCCCTCGTGAGCCGAAACAAGCCCAAGAGCAACATCATTCGGTCGTATCCCCAAGGCACAGGCCACGGCTGACACTAACCACTTTTTTATTATATAGGTCGCCCGCTGCTGGTAATACCCCTCGGGCTGATCTTCAAACTCCCGAGCCTTTATGTGCGAACACAGGATGTCAATCTGACTCTCTCCCCGGTACTTTCCTTTTATATTCTCGAAATAATCAACAACCGGGTTACAGGTCTTGCTGTAATTCGGGGAAGTAAGAATCATCTTTAGCACATTCGTTCCCACGGAAATGCCTTCCTCCAAAAGATGCAAGTATATATCGTTAAAAGAAATAGAGTGATCGTATTGTTTTATTTTAGACACGATATAAGATTTCGACGTGTCAAACTCGTTAATCCGGATCTCGTAGTTCTCTTCCAAGAATTCACGGACAAGCGTTACCTTGTCCGTGGTTCCGATACTGGGAGTTTTCGTTGTTTTTAATGTTCTAGCCATATATCAAATTTTATGCGCTACAATTTTTCATCATTGGTTTTAATCCCGAAAGTTCATTCTCATGGAACATCTACCGATAACACTTTATCCACGTACTCCACGGCAAACCTAGCGAGCAGAGCCTCCCAACTCTTGTAGGCATGACAAAACAATTTCCGCTCACCATACACGGCGTGAGCGAAATAATAATACTTACGATGCTTTACTTTCAATTTCCTGACTAACGGAAATCTCTCTTGAAACGCTTGTCGTGCGTCATCCGTTGATACGAGGGTACTATACTTCACCCCGGAACAAGTTTTCTCTGTGGAGTTCATTACAGATATATTTGTTCTAAGCTGACGGAAATTATAATAAAAAAACGGTTCCGCCTTTCCCGTTGAACTCCACCTAAGAGGCAGTAGGTCCATTAAGACTCTACACGGGGGTACGAAACCGTATATATGATCAGCACAGGTATAAAAAATACCCGCTGATATTTGACGGGTCTGCCCGCCTCTTAGTATGGAGTTCACCACAAACATACGAATATTTTTTATAACTGCGATCATGGATTAGTCTTTTTATTCAGAGAAAGGAATTTGTAACTGGCGATTACTTGCTTTAAAATCCTCCCAAGTAAGATTTTCAACACTCTTCAATTGTTTGCGAAGTTTTTCTCGAGATTCATCGATCAAATCAAGTTGTTCACGGAGTTTCTCTTTTTGTTCACTCTTCATTTTATAGAACTCCGGTTCTTCCACGAACTTCTCGTAAAGCAAGTCACAGATCAGCGTCTGATATTTTATCAAGTTTTCTCTATTCTCCTCTTTTATCTTATTCGGATGAATGGTAAAGATCCATCCAAAAAAACGCTTTAAGGAAATACAAAGCATTTCTCTATGCTTCTCATCACCTCCAACTGTTTCGATTAACCTAACATTTGAATTAAAAATAGGATGATTTTTCAACACTTCGGTTTGAGCAGGATACGATACCCCTAAAATTTCACACACTGGCTTTATAGCCACGTAACGTTGGTCATTCACCACGGGACATTCAATCATCCCGCTTTCAATCTTAATAACTTCTGTTTTCATGATAATAGAATTAAATTTGATTTATTAATCGTCTTGAGTCACCGGGAAGGAGTATATAATTACACATTTCCCGAAGCCGGGAAACAATATATTGCCCATACTTTTCCTCAAGACTCTGGAGTTTAAAATTCGTGGTTGCGTAAGTTCTTGCCCCCCGCTCGTAACGTTTCGCCAACAAATCCACGATAGGCTTTTTCACATTCCCGAAATCAACAACCTCGTTAGGTTCCCGACCAAGTTCATCTATAAACAGGGGCTTACGATCGATTTCCTTTATACCTTGTTCCCGAATAAACTCACACAACTCGTTGGCGTGATACATTGTTATCTGCTTACGAGCCATTGTATTAGCAAGAAGAATATAAGCTGTCAACAACAACGTCTTTCCACAACCGACCTTACCGGCAAAGATAATACCGGCATGAATATTCCATTTGCAAGCCGAATCCCCTGTAAAATACAAGAATAACTGCCGGATAACTTCTTGATTCGATGCATCAATCTCAAAATGATGCATAAACCCTCGCTTCAACAAAATATTATTAGCGTTAGTTGTCAGAGCCCAACAAAACTCCTCGTAAGAAAGCGAGTACATACACTTATGTGTAAACAATTCATCCTCTAATTTTTTTCTTTCCTTGGCACAGTCCCGTTCCATGCCTTGAATAATGTTACCAAGTTCCATCTTCCGTGTTATTTACCAACTTATTATTATCTTCTTTTTTCTGTGGAGGTAGAATAAAAGACTTCGCCCGTAAGTAACAAGAGAAATCTATAATCTTGCAGGCTTTTTCTTCGCTGTCCTCCGCTAACATCGCCAAGTATTCAAGTGCCATCTTTTCAGAACGAGAGCGCATAACCTGCCCGTGTTGCTCCTGCAAATATTCCTTCCAAAACTTCCACTTCCCCGCAAACTGAGATGTCTCCCACGGAAGAATATTCGTAACAGGTTCCACGGGAGTAACAAACTGATCGAATTCCTCTGCTAATTTTTTCAGGTCATTCCAAGCCTTCACAAGAACTTTAGTCTTCTTCATTCCTGAAGCACTCAAACCGGAATTCTGCAGATAATCATCAAATTGCTTATCTGTTTCTACTATCTTCTCCCAAAGTTTATCCCAATGTTTTTGCATAATCAGCTATTTGCTATCGAATTGAAACAAAAACGACTTCTTTACCATCACCACGATCTTCCGGCTGACACTTCAATCCTCCACAAACAAGCGTGTTCAATAACTCACATCTTCCACATTGAAAATCTAGCATTAATTCGTTTATGATTGGGAGCTCTTTTGTACATATCGCACATTTATAATTTACATCATTTACTACGATAGTTCCCCCTATTGCTAATTCAATTCTATTCTCACTCATGATGTTTTTTATATTTTAACTATTTACTATATTTACCACCTAAAATTTTATAAACATGGGAAATCATTATGGTTTAAACGAGCCCAATGAGCTAGAATCTTATGGGGGCTTAGAACACATCAGAGAATATAGAAAAACCGTCGATGAAAGAAATTCAAACAAAGTAATGCATGCCCAATTTGATCTCATTAAGGAGCAACGCCAAGAAATATTCGAACAGTGTAAATACAGGGAAGAACAGCGTAAATATATAGAAGAACAGCGTAAATACATAGAAGAACAACGTAAAACCTCTAAATTGTCAACAAGACTTCTAATTATTAGTATTATAATTAGTTTTATAGCTTTAGTTATTTCCATATTAGATTGCTTCAAGTAGTTTTCTATCTATTTTAATACGGTATTGTTCTGGGTTCCCTGCCCTCTTTTTTTGCCAATTTCTCTTCTTCTCTTTTCAGGCGAATGTGTTTTTGTAGCCGTTTTACCGTCGCTACTTGTTCCTCTGTTAATTCGATTTCAATCTTATTCACTCCTCGACCGAAGTATGCTTTTATTTTTTTACTCATGTCATTCGATTTAAATATCATTTCTCAATATTCTTCAGCTCAAATGGTGTCACTTTCAACACACCACTAACTCGTAAACGTCCGCTTCCGGAACATTTTGTACACACTTCCCGTTTAGATTCAAGAGTATCAAAATCCTTTACTGTCAAGAATCCATTTCCTCTACAACGGTCACATAATTTTATAACATCTATATTCAATATGCCATCAATCGTATTCATAAGCAAAATAATAATCATTTTTTCCACGTCTGGCTTGTCGAGATTTTGCCGAGATCCGAACATTACGAGTTGTTCTGGTTCGAATAACATTCAATTGTTGATATTCTACAAGAATAAAAGCAAATACACAAGTAATTGCAGCCACAATATTCCTGATTCGTCCCAACCTATCCCTATGTACAGGAACATCATATTCCGTACAAAAGATATAAGCTCCAATTTCCGTTGATTTATTTATACCAAGTTTTCTTTTAATATGCTTAATATGCTCTTTCACCGTTTCAACAGAAATATTCAATATGCAAGAGATCTCTTTACAAGATGCTCCCCAAGTGACCAATTCAGCAATCTCCTTCTCCCGCTTCGATAGAATCTCTTTCATAAGCGAATACTTTTTCAATTCCCATTTTCTGAAATTCTTCTTTGATTATTAAAAATTCTGGATACAAAGGAATTATTCCCTTCATCCTACCATAAAAAGACTCACGATTTATTTCGAGTCGCCTTGATAAATTCGCACGCAAAATCTGTTGTTTTTTCCTAGGTAAAGAATCATACGCATCTCTAAAAGCATACTCCTTTTTAGGTATTGTTTTTTGTTTTTTCATGACCTATATTTGTGTAGTTATATAAAATATTTATCAAACACAAATATACCATCATTTGATATAAAAACAAATCTTTTGAAGGTATTTTTAATACTTTTGCAATGAAAACTATTATCTCAGAAAGATTATCACAGATAATCAAAGAGTTAGGAATCAATAAAAATAAACTTGCGATTGAACTTGGCTACAAAAATTCTGTTGTCGGAAACGTCGTTAATCAAAGAAATTTACCTTCATTTGACTTTTTACTTCGCCTAAAGCAATTTGAAAACCGCATAAACATGAACTGGCTGATAGCGGGCGAAGGCACAATATTCGTAGATGAAAATAAAAACTCTGACGATCACGAAAAATTGGAAGTATACAAAGATTTAATCGATTCCTTAAAACGAGAAAATACATTATTACGGGACAAAATTGAACGAATAGAGCAATCAAATGATTGCAAAAATAAAAGACCAGCTTGATAATCGTCTACAAAAGAAGGCATTATAAGGATAATCCCGGGACTGAATCGGGACAATCGTAAAAAACACGATTTTTCAAAAATATTGATTAATAACAAGATAACACATCAAAAATTGATAAATGCAAAGAAAATAGAGTCCTGTCATCCCGACTCTGAAAATCAAAGACTTACAGAAAATTCTGTAAGTCTTTTTCTTTTAGTGGAACACAAATGGAACACAATTTACCAAGATAACCCAGCTTAATTCTCGTAAAAAAATCCCCTGAGTTTTTCAGAGGATTTAGTAATTCAGAAATCATACATCATTACGCTTTATTCCAAATAATGCAATTTCCAAAAGTAGCCTCTAAAAAGGTATTATTTTTGATCACCCAATACTTGAAACCAAGAAACTCTTTATCTATAGCCAATTCATCCCTCACGGCATTCTCGTTGTCAAGCGTGGCATCCCCAAGGTAATTAATTAGCAAACCTTGGAAACGATTCATCACGCTTAAAAAATACTCGAAAAAACGTTCCTCTTTTATCTTTCTTAAATTGCCCGTCCCATTAAAAACTCGATCTAATAACTTCACTGTTTCAGAATGGGATTCCGTGACATTCTTAGGAATAAAGACAGCTTTTTTATTCTCGTAATCTATATTTTGCTCTATTTCATCCTCGATATTCACACTCAAAGGATCAAGCGTGTTGTCAAAATTTTGTAGTTTTTTCCCGTTACAATACCGACATGATAAAAATAGATTATTCCAATCTTGTCTTAATTCAGGACAACACTCCTTACTCCTACGATGCTCTATTTCAAAATCCGTGACACCAACCCTCTCGCAGATATAACATTTATCATGCTGATCTTGCAACAACTGTCTTTTAACATCCTCTCCATCATATGCCCGAGTCGTGGTCAAACTAGCGGGTATACCTGAACTCTTAGAAACTCTGATCATACTTGTTACAATCCCTTTATTATACTCGCATACTTTATTTTAATTTGTCTATACCGACCTATTAACAAGGGAGAAATAGATTCAGGTATCTTTTCAAAATCACTTACAAGCTGTTGAATCGTCACCTTGTCTGAAACCGTGATCTCTTTCTTGGATAATAGTTCTTGTAACGTATTCAGTTGCATCTCCATGTAACTTGCCTCGGTTCTCACTCCAAAATAGCCCTCTGCCAACGCCTCGTAAGAATATTCTGTCAACTCGTTAATAACTTCTCTATGTTCCAAATCAAACGCTATCGCATTATCCATGGAACTCAACACGAATGGCGAATGAGTTGTTATAATAAATTGAATATTAGGAAAGACCTTTGTCAAAATTGGCATGATAATTTTTTGTAACGCAAGGTGGAGATGAGTTTCAATTTCATCGATCAACACGATTCCTTGTTTTTGATAAACACGAACTAAAGATTTATCATCCTGCATCTTTAAAATCAAGTCCGCAACAATATCCAACACTGCCGCAAAACCATCAGACATTTCCGTGAATTTAAAAGATTTACCACCCGTGTTAATCTTGAAACTGTAATCCTTGTAATTAAATTCTAGTTCCAGTTTATCGTCTTGATAGATTTGTTTTAACAACGTTTCAAAATCAACAAACCAATCACGAATCTCATCCGCATCTGACACTTGCTTCTCATTACGAGCCAAGGCTTCTTGTATTTTCAAATCGGCGAGGAAATTAAGAAATTGATCTGTTGCCGTTTCTCTTATTTTCCCTTTCCTCTTATAAACTGGTTTTGTCGGATTTTTAGGTTCAGACATCTTACTTTTCCTGTCTGCTTGATAGAAAGTGATAACGAAATTTTCATCTTGATATTTTTCTATAACATCAACGATGTTAACAACTTCTATCTCAACCCTCCCGTACAATTTATCAACCCGTTCCTGGTAGAATTTGATTTGCTGATCAATTTGCAGCATTTCTGCTTGCTGTGTACATTTTTCTTTTTTCTCAAGCCAATAAACAAGAAATTCCCGAAATTTCGTGAAGTGCATATCCGTATCACTCTTAACCGTTTCCAAGAAATCAGAAATAGCATTCAATAATATAGTTTTTCCACTGCCATTTTTCCCCGTAATAATTAAATGCGGACATTTTTCATCACTTACAGGAATATTAAAGCCTTGTAAATGGAACAACTTATTAATTTTAATATCTTTAATAAAATAATTCATCACTGTTTTTATTAGAATTACTGAACTCAAGTTTTTCTTCAATATTACTCTTACAGAACAAAAATAAAACTTATTCTCCAATTATACTCCTAATACGATACAATTCTTGTAGCAAAAAGGATCGATTTACATTTAATAGTTATCACCACCCTCGAAAAAAGAAGAGATACAATCGCCCCACAAACACCAACTAAAAATAAAAAAAGACTTACGGGATTTTTGTAAGTCTTTTTCTTTTAGTGGAACACAAATGGAACACTTTTCACATCACACCTATAAGCACAAGTCTTAAATCTCTCCCTAGATCATCCACGTTGTTTAACGCCCAATCAGTAGTGAATCCTTTTATCCCCTCCAAGACTCGCATCAACTCATCCATAGTTAATTCTTCTGGCATGGAATGCTGTAATATACAATACCAATGATCAAAGTTTTTAGGATCCGGAAAATCCATGCCACGAAAAACTTTAAACAATTCCTCAACCCGGTCTTCATCTTTCACGAGATTGGTTCTCAAAACATATTCTATAACGACATCTGCATCTTTTATACACTCGCATTCTTTTCTATTCATTTTGACAAGAGCCTCGCTCTTGTCTGTCAAAGATTCGATTATCTTCTCCCTCTCTTCTTTAGTTGTAATAATTCTCATACTCGTCTTCTATTATCGGATTAATAAAATTTATTTACGGATTTCTTTTCTAACAATCGGCTTAAAATCCGTCTTTAAACAATGTATCAATTTTACACGCAAACGAAAACGCCTCCGGTAATTTAGCTCGTAAAGCCACACGTGCCCTTTCCCTAAACACGGGATATTTCGTTCTAAATATTCAAATTCATCACCGCTTAGTTTTTGTGCATAACGCAAGTAAAAGATCATGTAAGTATCGACATACCCATCTATTATTTCATCTTCACGTAACCACTGGGTAAACGTTTCTAGAAATTCTTTGTCAGGCTCGTTTTCTTGCACGAACTCATAGATAGACGGAAACGAGTAGCGTGCGAGATAGTTTATTTCATCAGGGCTAAATAACGTTCCTCCTTTCATGTTCGGCACGGATGGCACTTTCAAACTTTCGAGAAAACTTCTAAACGGTGTTTCAATCTTGTTGACAATCATATTCTATAGAATCAAGTTTTACAACATTCATAATTAACACTTTACCCCCTATTGATTAACCACAACATCAGAACACCCTGAACACTGTATCCTGAACGATTTTACGCTTGATAGTTTTTATTATATCCATAACAATTACTTGTAAGATTTGATATTAGTGTAATCTGGAATTATAACATTTCCTTCTTCATCTTTTTTCATTTTCACGGGGATTCCATCAACATCATTATTTCTATCCCATTCTTCACAGGCTAACTCATAAATAGTGACTCCCCAGCACTTATGAAATGAATGCATAAACTCATTTAACTTATCCCTCATAACAAAATTCAACGTACCACGACACTTATCATGTGGGAAATATCTTGCTTCTTCAAGCATAACACAACAATTTATTTTCCTTTTGAAAAGATGCCTTAATTTCTTTCTAAAGGACCTTATATGAATATGAGGGATCCCACCTTCAGAATCATCTGTGTTAATGTACACTTCTACTTCCTTAGGTTCCAACCAACCTATTCTTGCAGTATATCCTTTTCTGTGGCGATAATCGTAATATGCTTTTAATATTGATTTTATAATCATTCACTCTAACTTACTAAATACTCGTAAACTTCTTCGGCTCTAATTTTTCAACTTCTCTGAATCTTTTCAACAAATCCTCAATCTTATCAACTCTGGATTTTGTCTGTACCAAGAATGAATTTAAATTGAGTTACATCCATTTCATTAGTTGCTCCATAACTACCACGCACATCAATATTCCATTTAGAGGGCTGAAAAACATTTAACTATTACTACTCCTTTATAGGGAAAAAGACTAAATATTCAAACGCCTTCCCATTTCCTAAATGATATTTCGAATTTATTGACAATCATGTTATATAGGAAATCCCATAACAAAGTATCATTACGAAAAAAAAACATTTGCATTCTATTTTTTATTCATCCTATTTGCAAAACTATTGACACTGCAATCCTAAAGCAATAACCCCACTAAACATTACCTTTGCATCCAAAATACCGTTAGGATTACCATAAACAACACAATACAAAAGCCATGATATACCTTGTTCTATTTTTTCTTCTTCTCTCGGTGATACTTCTTGATTCACATTTAATAAATCCCCTAACGTTTTTCCCTCTTTTTTTGCTTTTACTTTCATTAGCTCTAATTGAAGATTCAAAACTATATTCCATCTACCAATATAAAATGCGACCTTATCTTCTGAGAATCCTTGTTCCAACAACCTAGTTTCAAGAATTTTCATTCCTCTTTTTAAAGCTTTTTCTACCTTAACATTGGAAGATTCTTGTTTCTCTTGAATAGGGGATCTCTTTAGCAAAGAAGTTTTAATCACGCTGGGAACAGTATTTTGCGAAGTTGGTGTTTGTACAAAAAGCGTATCGTAATAAAACTCTTGTTTAAGCATACTCTTGTTTAAACCGTGAAAAAACAACAAGGTTCCACCTACTAATAGTATACAAATACCAACAACACTTAACGAAATTAATCTTTTTTCCATAACTTACATTTCACGCAATTAGTGATTAATCTTGATCTACCACGTACCAATAAAAATGTCGCCGACCTCGTACAACTTTAGCACGGATCACCATAAATCCTCAATATCAATATAATAATTGAAAATTTCCATTACATCCTTCGTCGCCTTTTTATAGTCGCCATTATATGTAGAATACATTTTCTTGTACAATAAACCGACACAATCATTTATCAAATAACTAGCTTCCACCCTCGACACATTCTTCTCTTTCCATACTAAATCAGTCGCTTTATGACGCACAACATCTGCCATTATATTAACGATGACCACCGACATAAAATAATTAAACCTGTCAACTTCAAAATCAGTATTAACTACAAAAGAACGAGAATATTCTGGCAATTCGTTATTACGCCTAAGTGAGGACACACAATTATCACTATATTCATAATTACTTTCTTTAGAAGTTTCTATCAATCTCTTATCAAATACACCTTCTTCAAACTTCAACTGAGAAAGAGAAACTTCCCACCTCCAAGACATTGAATTACCCCCAGGGTAATCATTTGCGTAAAGATAAGAATCCCGCCCATACTCCCAGCGGGAAGCGACTTTTGAAAGACTATCTTTTTCAGCTCTTAAACCTCTCACACAATTCTCAAGAGAATCGATTCTATTCTGCAATAAAATTAAACTAGTTCCACTTTCACGCATACAAGCACTCGTCATGCAGCAAGTAACAAAAACAAATAATAATCTTTTCATAATTTCAAACTTTAAACATGTATCCCTATTCTTGATTATGAGCGTTTACTATAATCTTATTAATTATAGCTATAACAACAGCCAGTACCCACACAACAAATGAAACCAAAACTACCAATGTTACTGCAGCTGCACTATCTTCTGACAATGCCCCTTTAAGATTGTCCATTATTTGGATATAATTACCTTTTATCAGTGATTCGTTTCCGTCATAAAAAATGACAACCGCACGATCTGAAATAAACGAAAGAACTGAGAGTCCACAGAATATCACATACAAAATAACTCGAGATGCCTTCAAACGTCTTCGCTCTGTAGAACTCTTTCCTATTTCTAAGAAAAATAGTCTGGAGAAGAAATAATTTGAAGTTATTGCATAGGCTGACATTATAATAAGAATAATCGAAAACTGACTCAAACGTAACACCTCCCATAACATAACAATTAGGGCAAATACACTAAATAAGATGGATAAGAAAGCCATTTTCAACCTGAATATCAGCCGCTGGCTGTACACAGTTCGTTGACGAGGAACCCTGCCCCGAGAAGAAGATGGAGTTTCACGATGATTATCCGTAGAAGAGATTTTCTCAACTGGAGCGAGTCTACGCAAAGGATCTTGATAATTTCTGACTTCCCCATCTCGAATAAATATAGTCGTTTTTTTCTTCATATCACATCTAATTATTTAATTTCAAATCAATAAACCATTAATCATACCTAAACTATAGCTATAGCATTGTAACCAAATCTTTCATGACTCTCTGTTATAATTATTCTTTATTACTTGTCGAGCACACACTATCATTCTTCCGACAATTTACAAGTACCGATCTGTTAAATAGTCAATATAACTCTCGTTACCCTCGTAAAACTCTTTCGATAACTTCATGATTACCTCTTGATAAGTCACGTGACTAAACTTCACGTTATCTTTTCGGGCTATTTCCGCAAATTGTTCAATCTCTCTCCTATGCGCAAATCCATCTTTCCCTACCACGTCGTACCAGAGGTACAAAAGATGGAATCCCCGCTTTATATGCCGCCCGGCTCCAAGGTTTGAGTTATACTTGTCAAAACTTCTTTTCAACCCTAGCACGTGTTTTATTAATTGTGCCGCATCCAAGTACCGGAACTTTTTATCATCAGGGGAAATCTCTTTAGCCAGTTCATACAAGTTGGGTAATCCTTTCCAGAAAGAAAGTTCCTCGATATATTTTTGTTTAAGTCCTTCATGTTTTCCACCTCGATATGGCTCCGCAAATTTTGACTCGATGGCAATATCAGGCAATCCCACACGAATAAATACATCGATATTGGGAGTTCGGGGAAATCTAGATTTGTCCTCGCTAATCTCGAAATGTTCTTCAAATCTGATTGTACCGTCAACTGGAACGTGAGGGACATCTACCACGTGAAAAGACGGGGAACCCACATTTTCAAGTAACTGTCCTGGCTTGCAGCTTCTTCCCCACACGTTACAAGCATTCAGAATAGGACAAATGTCTTTTCCCTGCCAGTATTGAAACAAATTAACCACGATCGCAGAGGACGAGTGAAGTGCTTTCATTTTCGCCAATCGAGTTTTGCTATCTCTCGTTTCGTTCCCGTCACCCGAATTATAACATCTCATATTTTCCCCTGACAACTCCTCAAACAAATTATCGGGTAAATTTCGCAGGTAATTCTTTTCTCCCCTGTCGGGAATTGTTCCCCCGGTTAATTCTAGTTTCTTTCTTTTTGCCCAACCTCGTTGCTTCGCTTTAATAAATTCTAACCCGTTCATGGCATCGAATAAATTATCGTCACGTGACTCCCCCAATGACGGATTAAACAAAAAGAAAGTGTGGAGTCGTTCGTTTATTGCATAGGAGGCTCTGACAAAGCCCAGAAACGAATAAACAATACTCCACACCTGTTTAGTATATGTATTTGAACATATTACTACCCAAGTGATGAATGTTATTGCTATTCCCCGTTTCTTTGAAACTGTCAGATTTCCTATGCGGGTAAAGCGAAACACTTTCACGTATGCTCGTCACTTCTCGTGACTTCGCAAATATAGTAAAACTTCCTCAAAATAACATCCAGTTAAAGAATATCGTTTTCTTCGTTCTGGGCTTTATAATAATACGAAAACAAAACGAGAAGAGAGCGGGAAATGAAACACATTTTCACATCCGCTCTCTTCAATACATTAACCCCACGAAAAACAACTAGCTAATATTGATTATTTTAACAAAACATACAATCATCTTTTAGCGATACATGTACACACTATTTTATGTATATTAATTTTATTTACACGTTTCATGTCATCCGTGGGTGTTAATATCACCATTCTTCCATGTACTCTATCCCGAAATTCTTGCAGAGAAAAAAGAACGAAGCTATCGTGATCTTCCCCTCCACCTGGTATTTCAGGCATCGATTGTACTGGATGTCACATTCCCCCTCATCATAGTTTTCATACACACGACTAACCATGTGAAACCAGAAACGTCCTTCTTCCCCGAACTCGTGAGCCAAGGCACTCCCGACTTTAAACCAATTCTCGTACCGATTGGTAATATCAATCTGTTCTTTTTGAATGATCGAAACAGCTTTTTTCACACGTTCACGCACCTTGTTCATATCATCAACAGTTTTCACCACGTGTCCCGATTGGCATCCCATCCCCATCACGTGAGAGAATGGAACCGGGTTAGGGTTATAATAAGGGTTCTCGTCATAACTCGCCACTCTCAAACTCACGGGACTCTTCACGCTCCTATCCACTTGCAAACGGAATTGCTTGTTCAAGAACAACGCCAAGGCTTCAAAGTGTGGCTTGTGCATCTCGGGATTCAATATCCTGAAAAGTAAAAATATTCCTTCCCCGCCAAGTGATAATCCCGCATAATACAAGCTCGGGAAGTACTCCCCGATAATTTGTTTAGATTTCTCCAAATCGATTCTCGGGTTATCCTTTGAATCTATATCAATGCACAGCAATCCCGTGTGCTTGATCATTCCAGATTCCCGCCTCTGGCGAAACGTGCCACTCGGGGTAACACATGGTAGGCCTTTCTTGATCTTCTTACGAAATTCATCATCACCACTGGCCCTATAAGCCTCCACCCGTTCCTTAAATTTACTCGCGAACAAAAACTTGTCCAATCTTACCTCTCGAACAGGTTCTTTGCTAAAGACGTTTTCAAACAATGAAACTAACGGGACTCTAAAGGGGGGAAAGATTCCGCCACATCCATCTTCATTTACATTTAATTTTTCTTTTACTTTTTCCTTTAAATCTCCATTAGATTCTTCATTTTCTATTACATTATCCTTGACATTATATTCATCATTAAGGGTATTTTTTGTCTTTTCCATATCTTTGTTAATTAACAAATTAGATACAAATATTGATTCCATTTTATCACGTTTTTCATCATTATTCGAACTCATCCGGTTCACCATCATCAAAACAATCATCATTTTCTCCTCCCAAAAATTCATCATCCTTTACATTATGCTTCTTTTCCGGTAATCGTATACACTCTCCAAATTCCTGTTCATCACAATCTTTTTTCTTTTGTGCTTTACCTTTAAGCCGATTGAAATATTTCTTGTTAGCTGAATCGATATTAGGTTGTGCCATCTTAAATATTCCTAGAACATTGGACGGTAAACTCTCTGGCATCTCCTGATCGAGAGCGTATCTCACGATCGTCTCGAAAGCGATCAACTTGTTTTTCTTACTTAATGTTTCAATAGCTTCTAAATAAGAACGATAGAAAACAAAACTATCTCTTTTGTTACCACTTTTTTCATCTGTTTTTTTTGTTATTTTTTTCATAACCATTTTCTTTAATTTTAAGTTTTTCAAAATATTCCTCGTGAGTTTCAACCCGGTTAGATTGCATCCACCAGTTGATCTCTTCCCGCTTAAAAAATATCCTTCGTCCACCGTGTGCGGGCTTGTGGAAAGGAATTTTACGCTCATGAGTTAGCTTGTAAAGGGTTGACTTTTTGTAACCTGTTAATTCTGACACTTCCTCGATCGTTAAAACTCCTGATTTTTCAGTAGAAGACAACATCACATCTAAAAGAACTTCCTTGACTATTGTCTTCATCTCCTCTACGGTCAACTGTACTATAAGAAGATCACTTCTTATGTTTTTATTATTGAACATAAAAAAAATAATTTTTTTTCATTATGAAAGAAAGGATCCCCTTTCCCCCACATGAATGGTTAAACAAAAATTTACTAGGCTTGGTTTTCTAAAACCAAGAAACGGGAAGTTTTTATTTCAAAATATTGGTGTGTTAACATCACACCCTTGTTTTTATGCCTACTTATCGGCATCAAATGGAACTCGCACATCTTCATGCTATTCCTGTCGGTGAGGAGTAGAAACAGGAGATCAGTCAAACAAGTTTGTGATCTGGCCCTCTACTGTGTCACGTTACAAATTTACAAATATTTCTTCTCCTAGCAAATTTTATTGCAAAAAAAAATCATTCTATCGTTCATTTTTCTTCTCGAAACCAGCGAGTTACGAACATTCATGTAAAACGAGTCTATATACCATACAAGGCTTCTGCGGCCTCATCTATTGTTGAAGTGTCAAAACTATCCAGATACGTGTTAGTTGTTTTCATGTCTGCGTGTCCCAACATTTGGGATATTTGTTCTCGTGCCACGTTATTACGCTGTAACATCATCGCCATCGTGTGACGACTCACGTAGGTCGTTAATTTCATTTCGGTTATCTCGAATTCCTTGGCTAGTTCTCTTAAATAATCGTTATACTTTCTGTACCTGTATCGCACGTGCTTGTACAACTTTTCTCCCGTGTAACCACTAATAGATACTATTGGCAAGAGAAAATCATCCACGATGGGATTATCGGCTTTAAGACTATCCAACAAATTTTGAATCTCGCTCGTGATCTTTATTTTAATGGACTTCACATTTTTCTGATGCTGTATTTTGTAACGTTTATAAACGATATACTCCCCGTTATTAAATTTCGAGATATTACTTTTTCTCAAGTATGCCATGTCTATAAACGATATTCCATAACAGTAATATGACAAGAGAAACAATTTACGTGCGTATTCTCGTTGCGGGTTTCCCGATCTTGTATTTCTAATCTTATTCAGGTACTCCACGGGAAGGTAACGTTTTTCGGTTTCCTCGTCCAGTTTGGCTATTTGAAAACCGCCTTTACCAAAAGGATAAGTTTTTTCCGTCGCTTCTTTTTCTTGAATAGCCTTGTTTAAAATGCTTCTAAGAGCTTTAAAATAATACTTCCGGGTGTTTCCCTTGCACCCTCTCTTTTGGAGGAAAATATCAAAACCGTTCACGAATTTTATATCAATCTCCGAGAATATCTTTTTGTCAAATTTACTATCGTAATGTTCGAGCATTTTCAGCGTGGCTGCGTAACAGTTCGCATTACCATCGTGTCCCGTATCACGTAAAACACTAATATGGTTTTCCATGTAGGCTTTCACTTTACCTTGTTTAGCCTTGTTTAAGAAAGCGTCCGCAAATTGATTCAAAGTCCAATCAACGTGTTCCCTTCGAAAGTTATCGATAATCTCTTGCGCTTGAACCCTGTAATTACTAAGCAAATAATTATATTGCTTGCGTTTCTCGTTCTCTTCCTTTTGCTTCTTGTCTTTCACGTTTTTAAGGATCACGAAACACTCGTTATCCGCATCCCAGTACTCTTCGTCTGCGAAGATCTTTAATGTAAAATACCTCCGTTGCCGTTCCTTGCACACCCGTAAACGAATGGCATACTGTCCTTGCGCATTGGTTACATCATTTCTCTTTACAAAACTAATCATTCCTAATACAGTAAAACTATAATAAATCAATCCTCTTCCAAAGAGGTTTTAGCTTGTCTACAGTTATATAATACGAATTAGAAAATTTAACTTTGTGTTTGTTTTTAAACAGTTCCAAATTATCCTATTAATTATCCAAGAAAATAAACAACACGAACGATAAGCACAAAATCGGCAAGCAACGAAAAATCACATCTCATTCTAAAATAGCGTGACTTCAACGAATTTAAACAAAGCAAATTACTTAACAACCAATTTTTCAACAGCGATGAAAACGGTTGTAAAACACTACCCGAGAAAACAAATGAAAAAGATAGATTCATACATATTCCCTGTATAAATGTTTCAGACACCGGGAATATGAAAAAGATGGCAATAACCATCACTCTTGTTTTGACATCGCAAAGGTTCGGTGATATTTGCGTTTTGTAGTATTTATTAGGGTGTATTTCCCCATTAGGACACCAAAACTTTGCAGGAATTATCTGCAATATTGAAAATTTCAGTAACTTTGCCCCGGTGAATGTTGTGATTATTATCGGTAATTTGCTAATTCAAAGTATATTAACACCGATACAATTTCACTAATCACCAAATTTTCAAGCACTCACGTTAAATAAGGTTCAATCTCTTACTTTACCGTTTTTGTAACTTGATTATAAATTTTTAGTGGAACACAAATGGAACACACGTGATCAAAATAGAGAAAAGTAGATCAAAGACATTTAATTGATTGTCAACGACATTACAAACAAACGAATAGCAATAATATTAGAGAAAAAGATTGTCTATACCTCTGGGGGGCGTGTTGTCGCAGGTTCAAATCCTGTCATCCCGACGAAATGATTATCAAGCACTTACAATTTAAAAAGTAAGTGCTTTTTTCTTTTTCCCTTAAAGAATCACTACACTTCAAAAGAAAATTAACACGAATCAAAGAAAAAAGAGAGGTGATACCACGACACGAATCCGAGACTCGTTGCGGTTTTCCAAGCCCTTTTCCCCGGATTACGGGAGAGCGCAAAAGAAAATTATTGATAAATTTTCTCGACGTGTTCACGTTCCATGATAAACGCTACCCCACGAGAGAGACTAGACATCGCCAAACAATAGTTAAATATTGTTTATAACACGATTTCCCCGATTAAAACGGGGAAATCACAAGGTGACCTGTATTCATCTCCTTAAAAACAAATATAAACGATGATTTCTCGCCAATCTACACGAGCGACCCCTCTCCCCTCGTGATTTCCCCCGGAATAACGTTAACTCCCGGTATTTTTTGAATAAATCAATCGAACCCAACCACGTTCCACTTTCACGTACTCTCTATTCCCCCATTTTTTCACTGTTCCGATAGGAGTTCTTTTCATATTCTTCAAGCCCTCTTCCAGTTTTTGTCGACAAAACAGTAGGAGTTCCTCCTTTTCTTTTTCCTTTTCAAGATTTTTCATTTGCAGCAAATTTAAAAGTTATTATTCATACCTAAATATACGGCTTTCATTTACAAACGACACGAAAAACCTCTCTTTTACTTACAAGATGACTGAAAAAATAGACTTGTCAAACACGAACGATCATATCGACAAGTGATCCAGCAACCTGAGTACCTGCAATATATCATCGTTTGACTTGTTCAACCCCTTGGCGTGTTCTCGCAACTCGACGATAATATCATCGAAAAAGTACAACGTTATCCCGTCTTTCCTGAATCTCTCTTCCCAGTAAGTCGCTTTTTTCCGGGAAAGGAAATGTCTGGTCGTGATTAAAACCTTCTTTATCTCGCAATCACTTGACGCCACGATCTCCCGGACCCGTTTATCCCGGTCATCCGAAACAAGTTGCTGGCGAATGTACCTGTAACCATTTTGCTTTCTATCCGTGTCCGAGATAATTATTTTAGATTTGAACTTCACCTCTATATCCCATACCTCTATTCCAGATTCTCCCTTCAAGCCCACGGCCAAAAGGTCTATGGCAGAGAAATACTTGTCGTAAACGACATCACTCATCGTGAACATCTCCTTGCAGTTATTCAACCAGCATTCGACTATCTTTTCATTTACATCCATGATATTACCATTTATTCGTTAACAATATCATCATCATGACAATTTTCACCATTTCAAGTTTAAAAAAGTTCAGCTTGTTCGTTTAAAACTAGGGGAAAGACAAGTTCTCACCCATGTATAAAACACTGGATACGAAATTTCTAAACCATATCCAGTATTTTATCCCTTATTTTATACAAATTAAAATTCGATTTCCTCGATAACATTAATATGATTAGAAAATACCCTCATGTAAGCATCTTTACAACCGATAGGAACGGCTACATATTTTAATTTGTGATTATAAGAACATAAAGCATTATACAAACCAGAAGGAGGAGTCACACTTTTAAAATATATTTTACTAAAATTCAAAGGTCTAATAGTCTCGAAACTAGGCCCACCTATTGTAAAGGTATCGTCACCTAAAGATATGACATTTTTTCCTATAACTAAATTTCCCTTCCATCCAGTACACTCATAAAAAGCTTTCTCGCCTATCGTTTGTACCTTATCCGGTATGACTAAATTCCCTTCAAATCCACTACACTTTTCAAATGCATGTTCTCCAATTGATAATAAATTCTCGTTCAAAGTCAATTCAGAGAATCCAGAACAATTTGCGAAAGCGTGATCTCCGATTTTTTCAACATTCAAGGGTAATACCAGTTCTCCTGTGAATTTACTACCGCTGAACGTGTACTCCTTTATTTCCTTCAACTTCAAGCTCGCTAGCGTTAACTCTCCATCGAACGTGCAATATTCAAACGCATAAGCCCCAATACTCTCCACGTTACCTGGGATCGCCAGATTTCCACTCGTTTGGTTACAGCTGCAAAAAGCGTACTCCCCGATTTCAACGACGGTTTCCGGTATCGTTATAGAGGTGATTTTACTCCGGTAAAACGCCCTGCTCGGGATAGCCACCAAATTTTTAGGTAACAAAACGGTTTGCAAGGAACTACCGGAGAAGGCACTAGCTGGCATCGTGTTCATATCCAAGTCCGACAAGTCCACCCTCTTCAAATCCTTGGCCAATTTCAAGTAATCGTAATCGAAAGTGTTCAACCGTCCCGTGATCTTGACGTTCTCGTAACCGTTTAACTCCTCCGTGGAGACTAGCGTTTCCAGTGTCCCTGCCGTTTCCACGTGAATCTCCTTGACTGCGGCCGATTTCTGGGTGATAGAAATTTTCTCTAGCACGAACCCGCCATCATTTACCAGCTCCACCGTGGCGTAACGGAAAACCGGGTCACTGTTTGGCTGGATCGTCAAGGTGAATTTTCCCTCTCCCGGGTAAGTTTCGCAACTGATCCACGATTGATCTTCCGTGGCCACACTCACCACGTAATCGATGCTGGTTTCCACCTTGACATCTATCACCTCCCCGCCAGATTCAACCGTGTAACCGGTCTTCTCCACCGATATTTTACCCTTCAAGAATGTTACCGTTTTCATCAACGTGTTACCGCCATTCTCGTCAGAAACAAGCACAATTATCTTACTGTCCGTAACGAAAGAGGGCGTTGTCACGACAATTTTCCCGCCCCGGTCGTTCGTTCTCTGGACAACGGCTTTCCAGTCAGCCGGGGCGATAACCTCCACGTTCGAGCGTTGCCCTTCCTCCCCCGTTACGGTGTAATTCACCTCGTAAGAAGTAGAGGGCAGCACATCCGAGAAACGTGTTTTATCCAGCGTGATCGAGAACACTTGTTGCTTGGGCAATTTTATTACCGTCCCGTCCTCCAGTTCTAGCGTTAAATCATTCTCGTTGTTCACCACGCTCTTGAAAAATGAATCACCTTTATCTCCTTTAGCTTTCCCCAGATTCTGCCAGCTCGCCCCGTTATCCACCGACAACATCCAGTTATCGTTCTCTATTTTCAACTGGGGCGTTATCCCGTTTTCTCCTTTAGCCTTTATACCTGTATCTTCAGTTCCTATCCACCAGTTACCATTATTACCAATACTAGGGGTTAATCCATTTTGCCCTTCTTCTCCCGTAGCTTTTACACCCGTGTCACGAGTTCCTATCCACCAGTTACCGTTAGAACCGATATAGGGTGTTTCTCCCGCCTGCCCATCCTCTCCGGTTGCCTTGATTTTTTCCCCTTTCGAATCCAATATCCACGTGCTTTCGCCATCCCCTATTTTCTGTGTCCAGTAATAAATCCCGTTCACGTCTTGTTTTATACCAATTACTGGAGTCACCCCGTCTTCTCCCTTGGCTTTGACCCCGGTATCTTCCGTGCCGATCCACCAGTTACCGTTAGAACCGATATGCGGTGTTTGTCCCTGTCCCCCGTCTTCTCCCTTGGCTTTCACTCCCGTGTCTTGATTACCTACCCACCAGTTACCATTCTCCCCGATTCTCGGTGTCTCCCCCGCTTTCCCGTCTTCCCCGTGATAAATCGTTATAGATGGATGTACCTTAAAATCAACCTTGTATCCAATCTCAACTCCATTTTCTGTCACAACTGTCACGTTAGTGATGTAATCGTTACTCTGTAACACGTCCACGATCACTTTCATCGATTCAATGTTAGCGTTCATTTCCTTGCATTGCTTTTCTAGCACGGAAAGTCTAGTTTCCAAGTCGTTCACGCTATCCCACAATTTACCATCATCGTAATCATTACAACCAGTAAACAACCCGATAGTGAAAAGAAGTAATAAATATTTTCTCATCAGATCATTATTAATTCCCCACAGTCCCGACAGGAATTTCATACAAAAAGAAAGCGTGGGACTGTTAGAATTATCGCAACTGCGGGTCTGGACTCCCTCTCTATTGATAAAACGACACCCCACGCTAGACCATCTATATAGTGAATTATACACATGGCAAGCATGAACGTTTGTATCGCTCATCCTAATAGAGTTGAAATTGTCCAGATTTCAGTTACAGGATAAAGCTAAACGCCTTCTTAATCAAACATGTTCTCCAACGGGACTATCCCGTTGACGTTACAAATATAATTAATTTCCAGCGTCCTACAAACGTTTTTTCAGGGTGTCGTGGAACAAATTTAGGCAATTATCCACACCAAACAAGTCTTTAGCGGGAATACAGGAGCCAACGTGAATGAATTTTTCCCTTTTTACCCCGTTTACACTAAAAAAATTATCCCCCGCTTGAATCACGAGGGATAACACCAAATACCGGGAAAAATCCCTTATCCCGTTTCTTACGTCCCGGCTTACCATAGGGAAACAGGAAAAATTTCGCTTTAAAACGGTAATAACACCACTTTTTAGGGAGGATAACACTTTTCCCCGTTTCCAACAGTAAAGCCGTCCACGACAAGATAACACGCTAAATTTAACGTTCCCCGTAACAGCTCTCCACCAAGGAGTTCAACTCCTCTATCAAGTCATCCGGCTTGGTAAAGCGTTTCCCCCTCTCCAGCATCTTCAAGGTAAAAGTTTTCAAGCGGTTGTTCAAGCTCACGTCCCCCGCTCTCCTCTCCTTCCTGCAAGAGAATGCGTCTTTCAAGGCTTTCAGAACATCTACCTGGGTATTCATCTGGTACAAGCAAAGCGCACCCCAGTCAGATGCACTCTTCAAGGAGTTAAAATCCACGTCCAAGTAATTCGTTCCCAGCTTGAAGATAGAGGTGTAAAAACCGTGCCACCGGGAGATGAAAACGTTAAACACCTTCTCGTCCAGAATTTCATCAACCGTCAAATTCCTCTTGAACAACCACCGGATTCCCTTGTAAAAAAAACGACACTCGTACCTCAACAGGTTCCCCGGTGGAACTTCCAGATCTTTTCCCCCCGTCTCCTTACCTTTATCGTAGAAACACAGTTGTATCACCTTCTCCCTCCCCCTCGTGTAATACAGGGAATCGAGGGAGAAGGTACCCCGGGTGAATCCCTCCAACCATCCTAGCTTTTTCAAGTACAAGAGGGGTTTCTCCTTCATTTGAAAAGTACCGGCCATGTCAACCCGGGTTACTCTCCCCTTTCTAACCGGGATTCCCAGTTCTTTCTCCAGTTTCTCGATCGCCATTTTCAATTCTTCAAGGGATAAAGTCTCCAAGTTATCACCTTTCAAATATTTAGCGATACTTCCATAAATCCTTATTTCCATACCAGTTACCACCACTTTCAAGTTACCCAACTTTCCCTCTACCTTGAGTTCATTACTATTATAAGGATCAATCTCTATCCTCGCCCCGATTTCCCCTATTAGATCGATATTTTCATCTATACCTGATCTATCTATAGATATGTTTAGAGTGTCTATCATAACATTAATAATTATCATGTTATCCATATAGAATATTATTAAAATTGATAATATTTTCCCCTTATTATAGCGTGTACTAAAGGGAACACTCCATGTCATCACAGAACTCGTCGAGGGTGGCAACACGTGTCGCCGTTAGCCACTCTTCCACTTCCTTTCTCTTGAAAAGGATTTTACGACCGCCGTGTTCCGGCTTGTAAAACGGTACCTTGCGCTCGTGAACCAGCTTGTAAGCCGTTTGCTTGGAATACCCCGTCATCTCGCAGAACTCGTCCAACCCGAACACCTCTTTTAACGTGTTAGAAGTATTGTCTGGTCTCTCCTCTTTTATCACCTCGCTGATTATTTTTTTCAATTCATCGGTGGTTAATTGAACCACCATCTCTTTTTTTTCCATTTTAAAAAAAATTAAATGGGAGTGGTACCATCTCCGTTGTTTATGATGCGAAGGTAAGAGGCAAAAAAAGCCCACACCGGTGTAAACCGGTGTACACTGGTACAAAATTTATCGATTCAAGCTAGGGGGGCTCTACTTGTTACATCTATATTTCTCCACGTTCTCTTTTAGTAGTTCAAAATCAGCCAATAACTCATCCGGAACTTTCCCTTGATTCTTGTTGAAATATTCTATCACTATCTCGAAATCTTTAATATTACAACTGTTCGCTGTTGTTCCATCAGCCCCTGTTCTATTTGCAAAAAATTTTATCCTGGAGTAATGACTTTGAAATTTTTCAGTTCGCTCATTAGAACTCCCAAATTCTTTGTATATTTCCGATACCTTCAGCTTGGTATATATCGGTGTTTTTCGATAATAACATATTAAAGCCATTTGCCTGTTAGAAAGTTCACACTCTAGAAGATTTGTCCCCGTTCCTTCTTTCATATCTCCATTGTCTGGTTTTTCTTCATCCCCCAGCATCCCCTTGACGTGATCACGAAATTCTAGAACCTTGCCCAGAACGGCCTCTTCCCAGTAACGTTTTAACAACTTCATGTTTCCATCCTGTAAAGCGGTGGAGACCGCTATCTCGTGAGCGTCGTTAAAGAAACCACGCTCTTCCATGGCCCTGTACAGCGATTTCTTGCCGGATTGTTCCATGATTCTCTCCTCTTCTTCCAGTTCTTCCACGTGTTTCACGTACTCTGGAGCAACGGGCTTTCCCTCCAACCTCTTTCGAAGGATTGCCAGCGATTCCCGCTCGTGTTCTGGGATGAAAACACCATCCCTCGTTTCCTCTATCTTCTTCTCGATCTCTTCCAGCAACAACCGGAGCGATTCCCTGTTATCCAAACCGTTCTCTTCTAGATACATTTTAAAATCTAGCTTGTTCCAATCCTCTAGCTTTCCAGCGATCATGGCCTCGAGCAACTCGCCCGTTGAAATATCCAATCTTTTCATGTCATAAAAGTTTTGCGGCGTTATCTATCACGTCTGTTTTAAAACTGTCAAGGTAAACGTTCGTCGTGGCCAAATCTTTATGTCCCAGTACTTGGCTAATCACTTCTCTCTGTACCTCCTTGTTTTGCAACGTCATCGCCATCGTGTGACGGCTGACGTAACTCGTTAATTTTATAGATGTTATGTTCAATTCTTCGGCCATCGCTTTCAGGTTCTTGGAGTAACGCCTGTAACGATCCCGGATATGCTTGTACAATGTCTCTCCCGTGTAATCCCTTGACACTACAGGTAAAAGGTAATCACCCGTTAACAACGTGTTGACCCGGAACCATTCAAGAATCTCTTTCAAGTTCCCGGTCAACGGGATTTGTATCGGTTTCACGTTTTTCTGGTGCTTGATCTTCTGACGCTTGTACACTATGTACTCGTGAGAGTTTATCTCCTTCACGTTTTCCCGTGTCAAGTACGCCATGTCGATGAAACTCATCCCGAAACAATAATAAGAGAACAGGAAGAGCTTCCGGGTGTACTCCCCCGTTTCCGTGTTCAAGGGCCCCGTTTTTATCTTTTCCAGGTCCTCTTCCGACAAGTACCTTTTATCCGTCTCCTCTTCAAGGCTGTTGATCTCGAAACCTCCTTTACCAAACGGGTAAGTGTGTTGCGAGGCCTCGTTATCCTGTATCGCTTTATTCAATATCGCCCTCAACGACTTGAGGTAATACTTTCTCGTGTTACCGACGCACCCCCTTTTTTGCAGGAACACGTCAAAACTTTTCACGTACTTTATATCGACCTCGCTAAAAACCCGGTCTTTCAACTTTTTATCGAACAATTCCAGCATGTGAGACAGTTGCGTGTAACAGTTCGAGTTGCCCGTGTGTCCCGTGTCTTGCAAAACTTGCACGTGACGGTGCAAGTACTCCAAGACTTTACCCCTCTTGGCGTACCCCTTGAAACGTTCCTCGAACTGGTTCAACGTCCAGTCTATACAATCCTCGTCAAACTTCCGCTCGACATCGCTCACCCTCGCCTCGTAACGGGATAACAGGGCGTTGTACTCCTTGCAAGAAGACGTTAAACGCTTGTCACTTTTATAACGACCCGCTCCATCGTCCCATTGATTTTCCAAGGCGTGCAACTTCAACGAGATGTATTTTATTTTCCCGTTTTTCGTCACCCGAAGGCAAACGGGGTAACTACCGTCTTTCCTCTGGCTCCGCCTGCTCCTGTACAAAAGTATTTTAAAACTCGCCATAAATTTTCCCTTAAAGATTCACTAAACATTCAGTCATAATTAATACCGGTAAATACAAATCAAGCCCCTCTTATCCTGCCTTAAAATTAAGCATTTACAACTAAATATCAAACAAGGAAAATCAACTTTCCCTTTCTGGGGGGCGTGTTGTCGCAGGTTCAAATCCTGTCATCCCGACAGAAAGCGGTTTAGTAAATTGAAAAACAATTTATTAGACCGCTTCCCCATTTTTATACCGGGACAAAAACGGGACAAGTATTGGTACATATATATCTTTGCATAGTCACAACAGATGTGAGTAAGCAAAAAAAAAAATGACAAATCACGAAAAAACACGAATTGACGAGATCGTTTCCTACACACCCCCACAACTTTACACGGGAAAAGAATGGTATATCGGGTTCATGGCTTTTGATCCAGCACTAGGGAAACTTCATCGGAAACGGATAAAAATTAATCACGTGCATGGAGGGGTATGCGCAAAACGAAAATACGCTCAAGATCTTCTTAAGAGACTAAACGAACAATTATCTCAAGGCTGGAATCCTTGGATTGAAGCCGAGTACGGCAAATCTTATAACAAATTTGAAGAGGTATGCGAACACTACAAACGATACATCACCAAATTATATAAAGATGATGTGTTCAGAGAAGAGACATTTGTTGCCTACTCTTCATTTTTACGAAATCTACGCCAATATAACGAGCAACGAGATATACCTATCACATATATTTATCAGTTGAATTCTGCTTATGTTGTTGCTTTTTTAGATCATATTTATATCGACAGAGAGAATACAGCCCAAACTCGTGATAATTATTTATCATGGTTACGACAGTTCTCAACCTTCTTGCTACAACAACAGTATGTTAATGTCAAACCGACAGAAGGAATCCCGGTACTAGGTAAAAAAGCACACAAGAAAAAGCGTACTATAATCGAGAAAAATGATCTAATCCGCCTAAGTGATTATCTTAAAACACAAAATAAATATTATCTACTAGCTTGTTATATATTGTATTATTGCTTTATTCGACCTAAAGAAATGGCAAAAATAAAATTAGAACACATTTCTATAAAGAATCGGACCATTTTTGTTCCGGCAGACATTGCCAAAAACAGGGAAGCTGGAGTCGTAACCCTTCCTAAGAAGGTTTTACTTCTAATGGTTGATCTAAATATTTTTAATAACCCAAGTGACTCCTATCTATTTTCAACTGATTTTATGCCCGGATTCGAATATGTGAATGAAAAAAAATTTAGAGACTATTGGATCCGGGAAATCAGGAAAAAACTTCATTTTCCAGACTCATATAAATTTTACAGTTTGAAAGATTCAGGAATAACAAGTTTATTACGCGATAGAAATATTGATAAGTTAAGCGTGCGAGACCAAGCACGTCATTCTAATATTCTCATAACAGATATCTACACTCCTCATGACATCCAAGAAGCAAATGCATTAATTGAAACACACGAAGATGTATTTTAGCTTACAACCTACAACCAAAGGGCTGTCCAAAAAGTGAAGTGCACCCCAAAAGTTAGACATAAAACTTTTGGGGTACACTTCAGTTGGATAACTTAGACAGAGATAGCCAATAAATCCCGCCCCAATGTATGCAGGGCATTCACTATTTTTTGAGCCTGAGCCGGCCGTGGCTTAGAACGTCCACAAGCGTAATGACTAAGTTGCTTTTGATTTATTCCGGTTAAACGTTCCAATGCCGCCTTACTCAATATTTTCTCGTAGAAGAACAAAAGACTCTCCACGTCAAATTTGTATTCAAATTCGTATTCTTGATTCAAGACTTCCGGATATACATCTCCATCAGCTTTGGCACATTCCACGTAAAAATCAACACTTTCAAATAACTCTTTTTTTAGTTCACTAAAGTCACCCATGACAGCAACAATAAAACCTGGAAGAATATCGACCGTCGCACAATAACCTTCCGGTGTTTTTGCTACTTGTACTCTCACTTTCTCCATAACTTTTCTCTTTTACTCGGGTTAGAAAACTAACCCGAATTGCTTTTCAATAACGTTCCAGTAATATCATCTGACGATCTACCGTTTACCGTGACCTTCCCCGGTTTGGTCGGGTGCTTGTATTGTCGGTGACTGCCTCTCTAGTGTACAAGCTGCCAACCGTCCTCATTGAGTTTTCTCAATATCTCTAATACTTTCACAGAACTCTGTTTTATTTATCCAACAATACCAAGATAGTAAAATTACTATTATCTACAAAACAAAGCGTAGCAACTTTACTATTAAAAAACCCGCCACGAGAATGGCGGGTTTCCTCTAAAGTTGTAAAAGTTTCAGAGATGCCCTATAACAAGAGCTGTACGTTTAATGTTATTACTTAAATCAAGTAACGCATCTAATAATATCTTCTTTTCATTCTCGGTAAATTGTACTTCTTTATTTCTAATCTTCAACCCATTTATACGCTGGCACAACCATGATCGACTCTTTCCAAAATAGTGTCGAGCAACATAAGACCACGAAATTGATTCATATATCCCTTCCAGATAAACACGTAACGTTTCATCGTATAATTTCTCCGCACGTTCACAAGATTCCTTCGCACCATTCACAAACGCTTGAGCGAGAATTTTACGATCTTCCGGGCTTTTGGAAGCTACAAATCGTTCCATTTTCTCACCAAATTCCCGCTCTTCTTCCTCGGAATGAAGAGTCAAGAATTCCGCTTTCATTTGTTCCAATTCCTCGTTTAATTCTTTGTAACTTGCCATATCTAAAATATTTAAAATTGTAAAGTTTCTTTGGGAAGCCCTCTTTCGAGAGCTTCCTGTCAACCTTTCAACCGGAGTAGTTCGATCAAACGATCTAAATGAAAGTCAATCATTCTCTCCAGTTCCTCTTCCGACATATCTTTTTTCAAAATATGCCAGTAAAGGACATAGAACCTAAGACTATTTTTCTCATGTTCTATCCGAGCCTTTAGCTCTTCATAGGAAAACATTTCAAAGAAACTTTTACACTACAAATATAGATAAACATTTGTTTATTACAAAATATTCGTTGAATCATTTTTTATGAATTCGTTATTTTCTCAACCATTGTCAATAGTGCCACACGCCTCGACAGCGTGAGATTATCAATCAACCCCAATTCTTTTAAGGTAGCAAGTAGATACGGCATATTATCCCGGATGTCCTTCCGTGATACCCCGTTGCAGAGGTTAAAAAGCATAGCGGCCAACCCAGCAAGTATCACGGCATTGGCAGAAGCAAATATATAGCAAAGGTCTTAGTATGGCACACGTAGAAATACAACATCGGATTGCAAGCAATCCGGTTCTCCGGTACTTGAAATGTCACGGGCATTGCAGGTAAAGATTCCCCCAGCTCAACAAAATAATTATAGCGATCCGCCCATTCTGGCAGTAATAAAAAAAGTCTCTTTCAACGCATCAATTTTCTCTTTCATATTACAGTCTGTTTACGAACAAATGAAACCGCCCAACCGCCATGACCGAAAAACAATGACGGCTCCAATGGCATTACTTGTACTGGTGACGTGACAAACTCCAACACCCCACAATTTTTACTCTCTTCCCGCATATCCGTCAGGATCAACTGCATTAATTCGAGTCACCGTTGCATTTTCATTGCCTCATTCAACATATCGTTGTTTGCCTCGTTCAACTCATATATTGATCATATTACAAATATAGGTAATTAATTACCTATAAACATCTGAACATAAAAATAACGGTAACTCCGAAGAATCACCGCTAAATATTCTATTTCTGATATTAAAATTTAATTGCATTTTGTTTCACCATGCCCTAGCTTTATTTTCACAGATATAGCTATTATGCACGATTTTACCGCATACCATTCAACAAACTTTGCACCCCCATCTCCAAATCCAGCAATCCCTTTTTAGCCTCCAAGCCTCCCCCGTAACCGACCAATTTATGGTTACCCCCAATCACCCGATGACAAGGAACAAAAATCGAAATAGGATTCGCACCATTAGCTGCAGCCACGGCACGAACAGCTTTCGGGTTTCCCAACTTTTTAGCCAACTCGCCATAAGACACCGTTTTGCCGTATGGTATATCCAGCAACTCCTGCCACACCGAATTCTGGAACTCCGTTCCCGTAAAGACGAGCGGAATATCAAACGTTTTCCTCTGACGAGCAAAATATTCGTCAAGCTGGATGATTGTTTTCCGGATCACGTCAGAAACACCCTCTTCGTAATCGGCCCCTAGCGCTTTCTGAATCCGTTTATCAATAGATGCCCTGCGTTTTTCAAACATCCAGTCACACAAACAAAGCTTACCTTCGAAAGAGCCAAGAATCAGCTCTCCACAAGGAGATTCATAATGTTGAATTTGTATCATTTCTTCTACTTTTTATTTTTGTACTTTCCTTCAACCACGACCTTTTCTATACAATCAATCCAAATGACAAGTTATAAAAGTAGAACATTATCCCGATATTCCCAAACGACACCCCAAATTTTACTGATTCGTTTCCAGCATCCGGATCAGACAATCCCGTTGTATTGAAAAGTTTGTATCTTCCTGCTGAACATATTTAAGCAAACGAATCCCATCCTGACGCAATTTCGACTTCAACAAAATATCATCCTCCACTTCCTCCGAAAATCTCAACAGGTACATGGACGCAAGTTCAATCTTACCAATCCTGTCTTCCTCGTTGGCATATCGGTCAATCAGTTCCTGCACATCCATCGTCGCCAGCTCCTTCACGGGAAATCCCAACATTTGCCGCGTCAACAAGTCATACTCGTCCCGATCCTGCTGGCGAATCTTCTTCTTATTCAATATAGCCCTAGCGATTGCAGAAATAATTTCTTGAATCATGCGCACGAGATAATCCTGTTTTACCATAATACCGTCCTCCAATATATTTACAAGCAAAAATAAAAAATAAAGTAATTATATACATCCTTACAGCCACTCTAAATATTTAATTATTTGATTTATATATAATTATAATAGAATATTATATTTGAAAAAAAGAGGATTGTGAAATCCTCTTTTTTGGTGTTAAAAAGTAAAATGAAAATTAATCTCGATTATCGGGATATTTCAAATGATACTTTCAATTAATATTTTCCATGGCATTTATCCCATTGCTTTCCACTTCCACATGGGCATTTATTATTACCATGTGTAGCCCAAGCCGTATGCATCTTTTTAAATTTTTCCAATTCTGCATAATAATCGGTATCATGTGTTGACGGTGTTTGAAATGTGAATTTTGTATGTCCATTATGGTTAGTAATGGAAAAATCGCCACGAGAAATAATATCCATTCCTATTAGCATATCAACATCCCCCATATCATTACAAGACACTTGTATTGAGGAAAAACCAACATCGCAGGGAAGTATTATATTTACAGTGTAGGTATCTACTTCAATTACTCCTGCTGCCGTACTTGACCTTCCTTTGCCCGTAGGAACAAGCCCTAATGAATCTACAACATTTTTAGAAATAGCAGAGGCTGACGCTCCTGTATCCCATATTGCAGTAACCTCTAAAACTTTTGGGTGAACAGCCCCTTTTTTCAATTCTTCAACGGAAATAGCTTCACTAACACCGCATTTGGTTGAAAGGACATTTACAATGCCTTTTCGTTCTTCTGTAAAAGCATTAGGCATTGACATGATTAAATCTTACTCTTGAATGAAATGTATAGGTGTATGCACTATCGCCTTCTGTACACTTTTGAATTAAAAAATCGCCTAATTTATATGTTTTCTTTGCTTCAATTAATGCTTCTTCATTGCTGGCGTAATCTCCAACAACTTTGCTTCCTACAATAACTATATAACGATTGTTATATTTTTGAAGCAACTCATCTTGATGTTCAAGATAATATTCAAATTCTTCTTTCAACATAGAGCTTATAAATCTTTAAGATGCAAAATTAAAATAATTAGATAAATCTACCATATCTTTTGATAGAAATTATGCCATCTTTTCATTATAACAGTTGAAAATGTTTGTTAAAATTATATCAAAAAAAATAACATCAACAAATATTATAATGGAAATTTATTTTATAATTTTTATTTGCATAATAAATAGCAAATAAATTCAGAAGCTTTTTAATGTTAGTTATTTAGCTTCTGAATTTAAAGCAAGGATAAATTCTATAACCTTTCAAACAAGATATTCAAAAATCTTCTTGCTCCTTTTTGACTATTTAATGTTATTTTTCCTTTTAGCGTAAAACTCTTCTTTCTTTGCCTTCTTCAATCTCTTTATATAGTTAGTGACAAAATTGCCATACCTATCTATATCTTTATATATTGTATTTGAATTTGCTTCTTCCAAATGCTTGCAAATATTAAACAACAAAACAGATTCAGAACTCGTCAAATCATCTAACGATTCTGTGATATGATAAATATCATTTATCACCTCATTCACTTTTTGTTCATACAAATCATAATTATCCGTTGCCAACCAACCTGCAAGTGCAATTAAATTAGGAGAAATTAATCTTAACTTTATCTCTAATTGATTTATAGTCAATTTTGATAAATCATTTTTTTGAGGAATTAAGTTATCATTATTTGAAGTTTGTGTTATTTCTTCAGAACTTCTATATTTTTCCCTCAATTTCTTGGCATCAGTTATAAAACTAGCAACAATCATACTTGTAATCATTACTGAGCCAACAATTAATATTACATTTCTTGTAATTTTATCATTCATAATGGTTTAATATAAAGAAGTGATTTCAATATAGAACCAAAAAGTATTTGATATAAAACAACAAAAGGAATTGCAACGATTGAAATAATTAAACCTGCAATAGCTAATCCTTTAGGTTCTTTAGATAATCCCAATATAGAAAATATGAAACTTATAATACCTAATAATATTCCTAATAATGGAATCCAACATAAAATCATTGTAAGTAATGAACATACAAAGCCTACAACTCCTTTGGAATTAGTCTTACTTTGTTGAATAATAATTGGTTGTTGCCCTACTGTTATAGAGGGTTGAACTTCTTTTGATTTAGAATCTTCCATCGTATGTTTGTTTAATCCTCTTGCAACCAATAGAAGATGTTTATACATAAAAAGAGTGGGTTGCTGTCCACACTCAATTAGGTATCGCCAATAACCTACACTAACAAAATTACACTCAAATAAAAGTCAATTAATGACAATATAAATCAGTAGTTTAAACAATATTTGTCGATATTCTTGGAACTTATTTTTGTCTTTGTTTTTGTTATTTTTGTGTCATTTTTGTTACTCGTTTGTTACTCGTCATTGTCGGGTAACAAAAAATGACTATCTTTGTAGTGGTAACAATTCAGAAAAACATCATGGCAAAGAAAAAGAAAGCGGTCAAGGCCAAGGAGCCAATTAGACTACGATTCAAAGAGCTTGCAAACGGTAATAAAAGCCTGTACTTGGATATTTACAGGGATGGAAAACGGCAATACGAGTTTTTGAAACTCTACCTTATTCCAGAAACAGACGAGACCGCCAAGGCAAGGAATCTAAACACGCTACAAGCGGCAAACGCTATCAAGGCACAAAAGGTCATAGAGCTAACAAACGATGAGGCGGGAGTGATAAAGACCGCCACACGGTCAAAAATGCTGTTAATAGACTGGATGAGGTATTATAGCGACCACAAGTTAAAAACGGGGCAAAGTGCCGCTTTCCACGTCCAAATAGATAAAGCGATTAAACATTTGATCAAGTACAAGGGTGAAACCGTCACCATGAAAGAGGTGGATAAGGTCTTTTGCTTGGGTTTCATTGACTACCTGAACAACGCTAAAAGGAAAGACGGTAAACTCATGGCCAAGGTGACAACGGCGGGTTATTTTAGGTGTTTGAATTGTGCCTTAAACCTAGCCGTGAAAGAGGAAATAATACCCTATAACCCCATTACCAAGATAAATTCAGATGACCGGATCAAGATACCAGAAAGCACACGTGAATACCTGACGGTCGAGGAAATAAAGGCCTTGATCGATTCCAAGTGCATCAATGAACCGACCAAACAGGCTTACTTGTTCAGTTGTTTTTGCGGGTTAAGGTTGGGTGATATACAGGCGTTGACATGGGGTGATATTATTCAGGATGGCAAGCAATACCGGGCAAAAATAGTGATGAAGAAGACCCAGAAGACCCTTTATTTGCCGTTGTCTGGCGAGGCCTTGAAATGGATGCCTGAACGGGGTAACGCAAGGGACACGGATAACGTTTTTCATTTGCCATATCCAACGTACATAAATCTGGTATTGAAAACGTGGGCGCAGAATAGCGGGATAAGCAAAACGATAACTTTTCATACCGCCCGTCACACGTTTGCAACAATGATGCTCACGTTGGGGGCGGATTTATACACGACAAGCAAGTTACTAGGGCATACACAGGTGAAAACCACGCAAATTTACGCCAAAATCGTGGATAAGAAAAAAGACGAGGCGGTGAACCTTGTAAATGATATATTCAACAAATAAAGCGGGTAACAATGAAGAAAGAATTATATGATTTAACGATAAGAGAATTTATACTTGCTTTTTTACCTCATTCAAAAGAATGGTATGAGGATGGGAATAAAGATTATTATTATTTAGTATCAGAATCAAAACTAGATATTGTGAATTATTTAGAATACAAAACAGACAAGTTTTCACACGATAAAGTGTTAGCTGTTCTCTATGATATAAAAGAAACCAAAGAAAAGTATGTAGGAGAGGAATTGTATGGTGAATATAATTATCTAGATTCAGAAGATTTTGGTGTAATGTCTGTTTTGCTTGGTGACGGTAAAATGTTTGTTGATATTGAATTTGATAAAGAAATAGGACGGGTTGTAAGTCATGAAACAGGTGAAGAAATTACAGAAGTGACAGATATGGCAGAAACAAGAGAGGATTTTATTCATAGTAAAAATATATTTTTAGAACATGGATATAAAGAATTAATACCTAATCTTTTAGCTAAAGAAATAGAAAGTGCATTTGAAGAGATAAAGGTGGCGTGTATAATTGGAAACAAGGATATAGAATTTATAGAGAATATTCTAAAAAAATACATCACAGAAACAGAGTCACAAGAATTTGGAAATGAATGCAGTCAAGATTTAAAAGATTTATTACGTGTAAATAAGCAAGTTGAAAATAGGGAAACAAATAGCAACGTAGTAATGCCCAAAGAATTAAGTACCGATGAGGCAAGAAAATGGCTACAAGTGGCTATTAATGGCGGCTTGTTGAATGTTGATTACTCGACAACAGATAAAACAAGGACAAAGCCACAGAAGGCGTTACTGGCTGAAATATTAAGCGATAAAATAGGATTGGCTCATAAATACAAGCCATTTGAAACGCTTTGGAATGTTAGCGGTTTATCCAAAAGCCGTTACAAATCAAAAGAAGAAAAAGGAATTGTAAAAGGGGGTAATATTATAATTGAGGTCTTTGAGGGGAAATAGCCTCACTGGTAAGACTTACAAGGGGGTATATCACCGTGATAGTCGGGGTGATATACCCCTTTTTTATTGCTTTCATTGTCGATCTTTGTGTCATGTTAAACAGGCAGAGGGGCGAGTGTACATAGTTCCAATGTCACAAAATGAAGACAATGGAAGAAAAGATAGATCAAATTTTAGTCTATTCATTGTTGGCCGCTAAAAACGTGCTAACATTGGAAGATGCGGCGTTATTGACAGGGTTAAGTAAATCACACCTGTACCGCCTAACGTGTACCCACCAGATACCCTATTACAAGCCCAACGGCAAACAAATTTACTTTGACCGGATGGAACTAGAGGCGTGGATGAAACAGAACCGGGTAGCCACACGACAGGAAAGCGGGCAACAAGCCATTAACTACGTGATAACGGGCAAGCAGAAGGGAGGCACGCTATGATATTCACCGATTACTACCGTTTTGATAAATTACCAAATCAAAAGAGCAAGTTAAGGATAGACTGCACCTCGTCAACTGGCAGCTATGACCCGCTAGAGATGTTGAGAAACAAAACACGTGAGTTATTTATTTACATCGGGGATAACACGCACACCAAGGCGGGGGAACAGAGGAAAGCGGATCTGGCGTTATCCAAGGGTACACACATCAGCAGTATTTACAATCCTGATTTGGAGTTACCCTACTGGTACGGGGACATGAAAGGGACGGCTGACGCCTTCATATTTGTACACCGTGATACCAAGTTTATAGAGGGGAAGATACAACCGGGGGCGATCGTGGAAGTGTTCATAGCGAGGGGACAGAGGAATAACCGGGAGGCACTTTATAACGCCGTGTGCGAGGGGGAATACGATGACGAGATGCAAGGGTTAAGGGAGCGGGTTACCAAATCAGTAACCGCCACCGATGAGGGGTTGGATTAAATCAACACCCCTCTATTACAAGCTGTATTCTGTTACTAAATCGGTAACCGTTATGTATGACAATCTGGATTTCAAGTTAAGAAAGAGTGACGGGATGAACGTGGACTTTCTCGGTGAAACACCGTGCTATTTCAACGTGACAGGGGAACACACGTTTGTAGATGGCACGGTTATAACCGGGAACCTTAACGGGTATAAAATAGCGGTCAGGGAAGACGGGGTGAATATAACGGGTGGTAGTCTTTGCAAATTTTATCTGGGGGATAATTTCCAAACGCTAGGCCGGGGAGACACGCAGAGGGCGATAGAGAAGTTATCAGACACTTTGCACTTGCACGTGGATAAAGCAACGGTAACGAGGATAGACTTGGCCCAAAACTTCATCATGAGGCAACCCGTGGAAAACTACTTTAATCATCTGGGAGAATTGAAGTATTACAAACGATCCCCCATGATTCCAGAAGGGGCGTTATATTATTTCAATCACAAGAACACGATTATATTCTATGACAAGGTGAGGGAGCAAAAAGCCAAGGGAAAGATAATCCCTGAATTGTACGAGAACAGGAACGTGTTAAGGTATGAAACGAGGTATTTACAGCGTTTACCGTCCACTTTTAACGTGGAACGTGTAACCGGGGGATTGCTTTACAACGAGGCGTTTTACATCGGTATAATGAAACGATGGAAGGAGACGTACAAAACCATAAGGAAAATAAACGATGTATCATTAAATTTACAAGCGATGAGGACAAAGCAAGAACTTTATAAAATGGGCATACTTTCATTGATTGAAAGGGTAGGCGGTCAGGTGCAGATGATCGAGCAAATAAACGAGGCTCAAAAGAAGGGCGTTTTATCCAAGAAACAAGCCTACGATTTGAGGCAAGCGGTAAACGATGCCTGTAATATAAAAGATGGGTTAACCGTGTCAAACGATGCGATAACAGAACTTGATAAAAAGGTCAGGAATGCCGTGAAATATTACCGGTAAATCGACACCCCAAATGTTAAAATGAAAGCGGCAAAAACCGCTCGTGCTATACTAAGTTGTAAATAGTTCCTGAATCGGTAACCCAAATGTTAAAAACGAGATTTTGACACGTGAATTTTAATCGTGCCTGATTACTTGTATTTGGTTACCGATTTGGTAACGGCGAGAGGTAAAAATAGAACATCATGCAAAAGACAGGAGAGGATAAAAATTACATTTATTTCATGGATCACTTTCAAGGCACCCCGGTACAAGTGATGCAAGACAAGAAAACCGGGGAGATATTTTTCAACGCCGATGATGTTGTCAAGATCCTAGGTTTAGGGGATAACATCAAGGAGTTTCTTGGAACCGACAAGGGGCTAGACTTCATCAACGATTTCAAGAGGGATCATCCCGGCGTTGACGTGTTTGGGAACAAGGGAATGATTAGGGAGGTGATAAAGGATAACCAGCGAGACATGAAAACACGATTTAAAGCCCGTTCCCCGACTTTTGAGACGTTTTGAGGGTTGATCGTGATAATTTTATCGTGGACTGATAATTGATGCCTTTAAAACGCCTTGTTTGAGGTTGCACAACAAAACGGGCTTTTCCCTCATCCATACTTTCAAGGTGGTACAACGGTAAGATCACGGTAAGGGTGTCACCAGAACGGGGCAAGGTTAGGGCAAGGGTAAAACAAGAATTGGGGCAAGATTAGGGCAAGGGTAAAAGGGTAACATCACGGTAACATCACGGCAAGGGTAAAACAAAACCGTGATAAGAAACGGGAGATTTTCTTTTCAAGTAACGACAAAAAGACAGGGATAAACTTGCACGTCCTTTTCTTCTCACGTGTAAAGAAAAAGTCTAGCGAGAACTTGCACGTCCTTTTCCTTATAACTTGCAAAAAAAAACGATGAAAGAAGCTAGCGGGGATTTTCCATGAAAGCGAGAAGAAAAACAAACCCCAGAAAACCTCAGAACCTTATAAAACCTTACATTTTTCTTGAATTAAATTTTGATTACATGAAGATGATAATTCAGTAACGACCGCCTAAAAACAGTTATAATGTATTTTGCTCATTGCAACGGGATCACTATTTTACATGAATATAAAACTCCTAAAGTTAGGTAGTTATGAAACCATAATTCCCCAATATTATAACATTGACTAATGATTAATTGTTCCTTGCTTTCAGGATTAAAGAAATATTTTTATGTTTGTACAAACATTAAATTACACAACTCATGAAAAAGGTCGTTCTAATATTGGCATTATTTTTTTCTTGCATTGCCATATACACACAGGCAAATAAACAAGGCATAACAACAGAAACAATAACAGAAACAATAACAGAAACAAGTCGGTACAAACTTTATCAAACAGAAGCCACCTATGTCTTATTAAAATTAGATACACAAACAGGAAAAATTTGGTTAGTTCAATGGAGTTTGGAAGATAATAGAGGAGAATGGATAGCAAATGAACTTTCACTTGTTACAGAAGTGGATGGATTTGTTAACGGTCGATTTGAGTTACAACCCACCAAAAATATATATAATTATATTTTATTAGATAAAATTGATGGTCGGGTTTGGCAATTTCAATGGGGATTTGAACCAGAAAACATCATATTTGAAAAAATATGAGATATAAAATTACATGTGTGTAGGTTTTTTGTAATTTATACACATCATTTTAGGTATCCTCACAGTTAGATCTTGAGCGCACAAAAACACCATCAAAATGAAATCACAAGACACGAGCACGAGCCTAGAGAACTGGCCGTGCAACCTAGAGAAAATCCATGAAGATGCAACCCGCATCGTGTACGTTGACGATTTCAACGGGAGTAAAATAT